ATGGATTGGAATCGCGTCGAAGGTAACTGGAAGCAGGCGAAAGGTAAGGTCAAGGAGCAGTGGGGCAAGCTGACCGACGATGACCTTGACGTCATCGATGGTAAGCGCGATCAGCTCGAAGGCAAGATCCAGGAGCGCTACGGCTACGAGAAAGACCGTACCAAGAAGGATATCGATGACTGGTGTCGTCGGCAGACTTGGTAATCGGCATAAACCGGGCAGGGGATTCCGTCGGTTTAGCACCCCGACGCCAGCAGATTAAGATATCGGGCCGGCACGGGAATTATCGGCAGTAGCCACAGAACGGCCTTTGGATAAAAAGAAAGGTCGGCGCGACCGTTCGCGCCGACCTTCTTTGATTGCATCAGCACGGTGCCAGTACATCCGTGGTCACCTGCCAAAAGCTATCTGATGGATTGAATCTATGCGCCTTGTGAATTTATGCAAGGAGTAGGGGGTGCCGATTTAGGGCTAGTGAAGGAGGCGCTATAGGCCACAGGCCGCGAAGGCGTTCAAAAAATGGGAAGGGAAAGTGGGGAAACAGGTGCCTATTTTTCGATTTCTCGACAAAAACAAGCAGTTATTTCGAAAAATGGCTCCCCGGGCCGGATTTGGCTCCACTTTGTGGAAGTGCGGGGTTTCCTTGTTTTGCAGGGGGTGTAGGCGGTTTTGCGGGCCTGTGGCTCCAGCGATGTAGTCCAAAAAGTATTCCGAAAAGTAGCCCGATTTTTCAGAGGTTTGCTTCCAGCATTTTCTTGATCCGGTCAAGCTGGCTGCCGCCCTTTGCTGCCTGCCTGTGCTTCGCAGCCAGGTACTCGCGTTCACAGCGATCGAGGATCGGCTGCGCGATTGAACCTTTGCGGTCGACGAGCTTTGCCGCGAAGAGCAGCATCTCGCCCAGCCGTTCCAGCGTGATCTCTTTTGCAGGCGTTTTCGGTCGGCTCATCGGCCTCGCCTCCATTGCTCGAAATCGCCGCGCAGGCCCTTCCAGCGCCGGGCGGCGGCCTCGTCGCTGTCGAGCTCGGTGAGCGACTGGATCCGGAGGATGGTGTGGATGCGGGTTTTTATGCGCTCGAAATCGGTGGCGTCGGGCAAAGCGTGGCGCTCGATCAGGTATTGGCGGAAGGCCTGGTCGTTCTTGCACTTCATCGCGCATTCGGCGGCGTAGCGCTTGGGCTTCGGATGGTTGCCGGCGAGATCGCGATAGGCGCGGCGGCAGCGATCGAGGAGATCGAGCGTCAGCGCCGTGGCGTCGGCTGCGGCGACGATGAAGTTGAGGAAGGGCGCCGGCGCATCGGCGGCAAAGGTGGCGACCGGCCGCGGCAGGCCGTCGGCCGGATCGCGCACCATCAGGCGCGTGACCTCGCCATCGGCTTCGGCCCACCAGTCGCGGCCGACCATCTCCAACGACAGCCGGGTCTGCTCGAGCCTGCGCTTTTCCTCCTCGGTCGCCATCAGGGGTTTTTCGCCTCCGCAATGAGCGTTTGGGGCTTCCGAGCATCCATCATCTCGCGCGTTTCGAACATCGGATGTCCCGCGTTTGGGAAATCCTTAGCCCAATGAAGCTGTCCGACTGCATCGTAAATTTGGTCTTTGCACTCGCCGCAATACCAGGCGTAGGAGCCGTGGTTGTACCAGTCGGCGGGGGAGCATTGGCAGCGCGTGCGATTGCAGCTTCCGCCTTCCTTGCCTTTGTCCGGCCTGTCCGGCCCGTCATAGTCGCCATAGGCCATCAGTCATATCCCCACGATTTTGCGATGGCGACGAAGCGGTCATATTTGGGCCGGTCGGGATGCAATGGGCCGACAGGGCGGCCGGAAAGTTCCGAGATGGGTGTACCTATCGGCTCGTCAGGATCGCGGCCGCTGGCGAATGAAATCGAGACATCGCCTTCGCAGGGTCCGTAGCCGCTCCAATCGAAGGGCGCATCGTTGCCGCACTCGATGCAGAAATGACGACGTTCGCACTGGTCATATCCATAGTCGGGATGTTCGCAGCAGTTGATGCAGATCGCGGCACCGGGATTGTATTCGTCCCACGTGTAGATTTCGGCGCGATCGCCGCACACGCGGCAGGGTGGGTTATAGTGCCCGAGCTGGATCATGAAGCCCGGAACATAGAAGATCGCGCCCATGCCGATCCTGACGACACTCGGCCGCCAGCTCCAAAATAGCATCCGGCGAACCTTAAGCATCGGCGCTGCCCTCCGTTGCGGTGGTGACGAGGGCAGACAGGATGCGGCGCTCATAGTCGGCCTGGGCGGCGGCTTTGGCTTTTTCGAGTGTGGCGAAATTCGTGCGTCCATCGCTGTCGCGGAGCACTTCGCCCTTGATGCTTACCGACCAGCCGCCGTTCGCGGCCTGGTTCAGACGGATGACGCCCGCAACGGAATAAACTTCCGGAGTGCCGTAGCTGGTTTCTGCCCAATCCAGCGGCTTCACCACATATTGCGTGGCCGGTGTGGGCTGGCTCTTGAGCCGTTCCGCCATCATCGCATCGGCCAACGCATAGGCCTGCTGCGCCGTCACTCTCAGCGCAACAGCGTATGACACGTCCTCACGGCCAGCCGTGACCTTCTCATTGATGACAACGAACTGCGGCAACGCCTGGCCAGCAAACCAATCGCGAAGATCCACAAGGGGGATGAGGTGATCGCTCATGGCTTGCCGGCCTCGCTGGCGCGATCGAGGCGCTCAATTTCCGCAATAAGGAGGGCAGCCGCGCGGACCAGATCCCGGCGGCGATCCTTTGGCTTCCACCATTCATCCGACCAGGGCCAGCGCGCCGGCGGCCGGTCTCCAAAGGCCAGCTTCACAGCGGCCTTGATGCCCTCCATGCCCTTCTCGGCCTCTTTGCGCGCATCGGCCACAGCTTCGTATTTTGCCGGCCGCTCTGGGATCCTGTAAGTCACGCCATGAAGGGCATAGCAGGCGGCAGCGCCGGCCATTTCGCCGGCGCTGTGTTCGTCATCGTGCGCCGGTGTCCAGCCCTCGGCCCCGATCTGGCGGCGGCGCTCGGCAGCAACGTGCAGCAACGCTTGAGATACAGCAATCTGTTGCTGCGGCACCGGTGCCGTCGACATGGCCTTGATCGCGATCAGCTGCAGCTTCTCTACCTGGTCCTGTTCGGCGACGTCCTCTAAGGTGTCGGGCATTGCGATCTCAAGGAGCGCATTCCAGAACTGCACCGCCAAAGAGCTGATCCGCTCTTCCGTCGAATTGAATTCAGTGGTCATGCGATCTCCCTCGCGCTCTGGAACATGATCGGCTGCTGGTCGCGCGGGATGCGGTGCTGGCCGCGGGCCATCGGGTGTTTGGGAAAACCGTCCTTCGTCAGGCCGAGGCAGACGAGGTCGACGAGTTGCTGGCGGGCGCGGGTCATCAGCCACTGGTCGCGGCCGCGGTAATCGCCGCCGGCGCCCCAGGCGGCGAGCATCGGCGTATTCTGGTGGCGGGCGATGATGAAGGCGCGGTCGATAAAATCGTCGCAGCGCGGTCCGATGGAATCCTTGGCCTGCATCATCTCCTTCGGCGAGGAGGAGCGCCAGGCGTGCAGGTTGACGATCAGGATGCCGCCATAGCCCCAGAGCTTGGCAAACCAGATCAGGGCAAGCACGGTCGGGTCATTGCGGGTGTGATCGGCGTCCGACGGGTTGAGCATGCAGACGACGAGGAGCGGCTTGCCGGCGTCCCAGACGCGGCGCAGCTCGTCGCGGTAAAGGGTGCAGTCGGAGATCTCGGCGGCCATCTGCATGGCGGGGAAGAGGTCGAGGGTCATGAGCGACCCTCCTGGAGGCCCGCCCGGGCGGCGATCAGCCGGCGAAGGGTTTCGGCGGCTTGGTGGATGGATTTGCGGGCGCGCAGCTGCGCCAAGCGGACGCGGTTCAGCCTCGGCGAAAACCAGCCGCGGGCGGCATACATGAGGATATCGAATTCTGGTTGGAGCGGCTGCGAATCCCAGATCGGGAGCCGCCCCATCATCACCACGGCGCCGTGACACCAGAGATCCCGGAACATCTCCAGCACCGTGCACTGCACCGGATCCTCGCCGGAGTGGTAATAGGCGGGCTTACCCGGATCATCGAAGCCGAAGAAGCAGATCAGGCCGGTGTCATGGTTCCACATCGACGGATGGTTCAGGGTCCCGTTCCAGACGCCGCCATGCGTCCAGAGGGTGACGTCGGCAAGATCGCCGAGCAGCTCGGGGATGCCGGGAACGACCTTGAGGAGGTCGGCGTCGAAATCGTCGCACCACATGGGTCTCGCCTCGGTCAATGGCGTCGCCCTCCATGCTTCGCCGGCATTTGATCGGCGCCGTCCTCTGCGATGTCCCTGGCGATATCGAACGCCTGCGGGAGATAGACCGCGATCATCCTCTGCAGCCCGAGATGATCCGAGGTCTGGGAACCGAGAACGCCTGCCACGGTGACGCAAATGGAGGTGAACAGGGATTCGAACCGTCTTTCGCTCGACAGCGAGGCAAAGGCGGGATGGTTATTCATATGGTCGATGACGACGGTCACCAGCGCTACGCGCAGGTCCTCTGTCGATGCGTCAAAAGGATCGCTCGGGTCGAAAGGCTTTTCCTGTTCGCTCATATCAACGATCCCCTGTCTCTTGTTCGGCGGCAATCCGGGCAGAAGTGCTGCCAGGCGCCGGCGTGTTTCTCGATCAGCCAGCGGGCGATCTTGGCGACGCGGACGGCCTTGTCGCGGGCGGCGCGCGGATCGGCATCCATCACGGACTCCATCGATGTCGGGCAGCTGTCGCAGACAATGCGCGCCGTGCCGGCGACGGGATCGGCCTTCAGCATGGGCTCGGCTCCGCGACCGCGTCGATATTGCGCTTGTCGACGGTGAAGGCGTAGGCGATCACCCATGGATTGGCTTTCCAGGATTCGATGCCGTTGATCATGATCCAGAGCGAGCGGAAGCTTTCCCTCGGGTCGCCGTGATAATTTGCCGGAGTGACGCCGTCGGCTTCATAGAAGGCCGTGGCGTAGGGCATCCAGCCGGATTTGTGGCGCTCGATGCCCTCGGCGATCGCGTCCGCCTCGCTGATATCCTGCAGCCGCTCGATCCTGATGCCGGTGACGGTGAGTGTGATGCGCGACGCCCAGCGAGGCAGGTGGATACTGGGGCGCAGCTTCATGTGGCGACTAATCACCTTCGGCGACAACTGGCCAGACAGCCGCTCCATCGAAGCCTTGTGATCTGCGACTGCCACCAAGTCCTCGGCGTAAACCGCGAACTCCTCGTGCCCGTCGTCGGTCAGGTAGTGGTTTTCTTTGACCCAAATGCGGTCGCCCGGCTGGATCTTCGGATAGATGCGATGTGTGGTGCCCGCGAACGCATCATCCCCGGAAAGCCATGGCAGCTTGAGATAGGGGCCGGCATTGCCCATTGGCGACGGGCCTTCGTCGACCCATGCCTTTTCCCAATCCCACTGCTGCGCCTTCGCCAGCTTCGTCCAGGGGCGGCCGTCGAACAGCGTGTTCGCCGGCGTAAGGGTGCGGCGCGTGTTCGTTTTGCGATCGTCGAGCTCGGCGCGCACCATGGCGCCGGAGAAGAGCATCGGGTGGTCGGTCATTGCACATCTCCTTTGCGGGGAATGTTGGGATGGCGGACGCCGTCCGTCTCCCATTCCGTGCGGATGGCGATGCCCTCGCGAACGCGCCTGGCGAGGGCGGCCGGCAGACCCTCGACGACGGCGTGCAGCACAATCCCGTGCCGCTCGATCGGCGTGGCGCTGATGGCGTAACTCGCCAGCCGTACCGCCATCTCGCCGCAGAAGATCTCGTCGTATGGCATGCACTCTTCGAAGATCACCTCCATGCATTTGCGCATGGCATTCTGGGCGGCGATGATCTTGTCGATATCCGGATGGGTCGTGACGCCCGAGCTGCGGACTTTGGCGGCCGTGAGCCGATCGGTGTCGTCGCGAACCTTTGCGAAAATCCGCCTGATGTTTGCGCGGTCCTGGTTGGTGACTTTCATCGTGCGCCCACTTCGGCGCGCTGCTGCCGCGCGGCGGCGAACATGCTGATCGGCGGCAGGCTGATCGCCGCGCGGACGGTGCGCGTGGCGCCTGATTTGTCGATCGTGGTGGCGGTGATGCCGATGACGATCTTGTCGTCGCGGATGTCGGTATCGGGAATTTCGGGAATGAGGCCGTGGGTGCGGCAGAAGCACCAGGCGCAGCCGACCGTGCGGCCATAGTGGCGGTCGATATCGGAATAGCTCATGCCGCTGCGCAACAGCTGCTTCACTTCCTCGACGGCGAACGGCCGAACCTTGCCGCGTTCCGGCGCGACGGCGGCGAGCAGGCCGAGCTCGGCCAGCTTTTCGCCGAGCGTCGTGCGGTGGACCTGATAGCGCTGGAGGATCTGGGCGCGGGTCAGGCCCTCGGCCACCAGCTGGCTCAGGGTCTCGTCATCAGGCAGCTTCTTCGGTTTCGTCATTCTGCGGCCTCCTTGGTGAAATGGGCGGGTAGGGGCGGGTAGCCGTTGTGCTCGACGCCTGAGAGCTTGCGGCCGGCGCGGGATTTGGTGACGCGGAACATGCCGATCGGCTCGCGCATGCCGTCGCAGCTGGGCTTGGCCTGGCGGCCGTCGACGTCGAGCCAGATGGCGTCGTTCGTCACCATGCTGCTGTCGTGATGGCCGTTCTCGGCGCTGGCGACGATCCAGTTGCCCCATTGCTTGAAGAGGAAGGGCACCTCGGCCGCCACGCATTGATCGCGCAGCGCGTAGACCCAATGCGGGTGCATCGGGCGGCAGCCCAGGCCGCTTTCGCCGCCGGCGACGACCCAATCGAGCCCTCGGGAGTGCCAGTCGTTTCTACCCCATGAGCGCAGAAAGCTTCTGCCGGAGTCCTCGTTGACGGCGCCGTCCTTGTCGAGATCGAGCGGGCCGAGCAGCGGCTCGGCGCTGATCCATCGGATGGCGGCCGGCGTGTCGAGCAGGATCGGAATGCGTTCCTCGGCGCGCTTCTGGTCTTCGACCGAGACGCCGAGCCAGAGCTGCGGCCAGAAGCCGGCATGGGAGGGGGCAGAGATCGGAATGCTGCCGAGATGACGGCGCTGCGATCGCAGTGGGTCGGCGGCCCTGAGTATGCGGCCATAGGTCTCGGAGCTGCGGATATATTCCCGCATCCGCTCCGGCCGCTTGGTCAGCACCTGAAAAATGTGCTGCGGCGCCAGCGCCATGACGGCAAAAACCTTGTCGATCCATTCGTCGGGCACGCCCTCGGCGAAGAGATCGCCATGGGCGCAGACGAAGATCATGCGCGGGCGCGACCAGGTAAGCGGCTGGGTGAGCCACTGCTCATTGAAGCGCACCTCGCCAGTCCAGACCGGGCCGGCCTTGCTGTCGCGGGTGAGGCCGGCGCGGCTCGGATGATGCTGCAGGCGCGTGCCGGCGAGCTTCATGGCGTAGCAGTTGGTGCAGCCGGGGGAGACGATGGCGCAGCCGGTGATCGGGTTCCAGGTGGCGTCGGTCCATTCGATCTTGGTGCCGTCAGACATGGGTGCGCTCCTGCTTGCTGTCGGTCTCGCAGGGCGCATGCTTTCCGCCGCCGAAGACGTAGTCCCGCCAGTGCGTCCAGCACCAGCGACCGTTGCGCTTCTTGAGAAAACCCCACGCGCGGCCGCCGCGGCCGCGCCAAACGATGGTGACGATCCTGCGGCCGTCGACATCGGGAACGAGTGCGAAGCCTCCATCCGGGCCGGTGGTGCCGGTATACCCCTTGTCAGGCGCAGCGCGTCCGAGAACGCGATGGCAGTGCGTCGCCGGGCGATAATGAAGCCGGAAGGCGCGCACCAGCTGCCGGCGCTTCCTGAAGGTGCCCCGGATCGGATCCCATTCGGCAACCTCTTCCACATACGAAGTGAGCGGGAACGTCCAGAACTGCCACGGATGATCATGGCAGTCCGGATCTGCATCGCCCCGATGGAAGATGTGAAGACAAAGCCGGCCGACCCATGCGCGGGTCAGGTAGGGCGTTTCGTGCTCGCCGTGGGCGCCGTAGATCGTTGCGAAGCCAATGAAGCGGTCAGCCACCGACGTGCTCCGTCTTAGCGGCGATATCGCCATAACGGCATGTGTCGGCCTTGCCATCCGTCGGCTCGCCGGTGTTGATGTCGACGACGGGTGAGCCCTCGAGGCAGGCGGCGTGGCAGATGCCCATCTCGATATCGGTGGCGCAGATATCGTCATCCTTCATCGCGACGCCGCAGATCGAGCATTCATAGCAGTCGTCGTCGACTGCGGCCTTGCGGGCGTCCTCCTCGAGCATCGCCTGCCAGCGTCGAAAGCCGTCGAGCTTGCGGTCGACACGCGCCTGGTCAAGCCCGTCCCCGACAATCTCGCGCAGCCATTGGGTGGCGGCCAGCACGTCGGCGATCTCGTCGAACAGCGCCTTGCGGTTCCACTTGCCGGTTCCGGGGTCGCTTTCATTCAGACCCTGAATGGTGCAGCGGAAGAGGATGGCGGCGAGCTCGCTGGCTTCCTCGCCGGCCTTGCCGAGCGCCTGGTGAATGATGAGGTTCGGCTCGGGTTTCCAGAGGGTGATGTCGCTCATCAGCAGTCACCGATGCCGGTCGACGGATCGAAGTCGTCGATGATGAACTTCGTGCCGCAGCAATAGGCGGAGAAGATCATCTTCTGATACTTGTCCATGCCGCCCATGACGATTGTCTTGGAGGCGTCCTTCTTGTTGATGGACAGGCTGAATATCTCCCCGGTCGGGGTGACGCCGAACCGCAGCTCGCAGGAATATTTGTCCTGGCGTTCCTCCGGGTCGATCGAAATCCAGTAATAACCGCTCGTCAGCCGGCTGCTGCTATCCTCGATGACGCAGGTAATGTGGGAGCCATACCGGTCATGTTCATCGACATCGTTGAAGAGCGCCTCAAGGACCTCGGTAAGCTTGAGCTCCTTCGGCGCGATCGAAAGAATGTCCTCCATCTCGGCCGCAAGCTTTTCGTTGACCAGCTGGCCGAGGTGCTCGTCGAGCTTCTGGCGCAACAGGGCCATGACCATGGTGCCATAGGCCGGCACGTCGAGCGGTTCGCGGAGATGCAAAGCCTCCTTGATGGCCGTCTCGATCTGCTTGCGGATTTCGCCGAAGCGGAAGGCGCTGTCGACCGTGTCTGAGATCACAGACGCGATCTTCTTGTCGACCATGGCACGGATGGAGTCCTGGCTGGTCTGCCGGTGCACCTCGGCGACGACGAAATCGGCAAGAGTGCCTTCAGTTGCTGGTGCGGTATCCATCATCCGTTCCCCTTCACGCGTTTGATTTTGGTGATGATGCCGTCGTGCTGGGCGCCGGCGGATCTTCCGGCGGCCGTCGCGTCGGCGGCGGATATGTCGAGCTTGGTTCCGTCCTCGAAATGGACGCGGAAGAGCGTGTCAGCCATGAGCGGCCTCCGGCGGGTAACCGGCGTGGACGTTGAGGGCGAGCACCAGCAGCGTGGCGATATCGGTGACCTCGCTGTCGGGGCGCTCGCGGTTGGTGTCGATGACGAAAACCATCTTGCCGTCAGCGTCGATGATCGTGCCGCAATAGGCGGTGTCGTGGCGCAGCGGCATGCGGACAGCGAGGCCGGCCATCGCCGAAGTGAAGAGCGTCGAAACGAATTGGGCGGCCGCAGCCGGCGGCTTCTTGAGGGCGCTAGTGGCCATGCTGGCTTCCCTCCCGATCGGCGATCGCTTTGGCCGCGGCGTTGCGCAGCGGCCGGTCGGCGGTGCGGCAGCCCTTGGCGTCGATCACCGAAATCAGCGCGTGGCAGATGCTGGTGATGACCTCGTCGCTGACGAGCTCGGCGACATCGCCGCCATTCTCCAGCAGGATCATGTTGGCGGCGTTTAGCTCTAGATTGGCCGACGCCATGTTTTCCATGGCGTTGCCGATATAGGCATGGCCCTTGGCCGTCGTCTCGGCCTCGACGAGATCGTCGATATCGCAGACGAGGCGCAGCATCGGGCGCGCGGGGCGGACGGGGAAGTGGACTATCTCCGCCATGGTCAGCGTCTCCCCGCGCGACGCGGCGCGCGGTTGGACACCAGGCGGAGCGCTGCGGGCGCTTCCTCCTCGCGGCGGCAGCGGCCGGAAAGCGCGCAGCAAAACCAGGCTGCGAGGGCGGAGAAGAGCAGGTAGGCGATGAGGACATTCATGAGGTCACCTCAGGTAGATGTCTTTGAGGAGGATGGCGGCCGCGACGGCAATCACCACGATAGCGACGGGTCCGCACAGTGCGCCGATGTCTTGCAGCCAGCCCATGGTCACACCCGCGCCGCGTTCGCGAAATCGGCGTATAGCTCTGCCGCCGCGAACCTATCGAGATGACCTCTGCAGAAACGGGTCATGCACTCCGAGGCATCCATGCGGGTCCAGTATTCCCCCGCGTAGATTACCCATGAAACGTCCACGACGAACACCTGGCCACCCACGGCGATGTGAGTGCTGAATGTGGGGCCGAGCCGAGGAGCCCGGCCGAGCAAGCCGAAGCTGATGGTCGCGCTCATGACGCGCGCCCCGCTTCGCACAGGTAAGGCCCTTCGGCCGCCTGTTTGGTGAACCTCTTCCAGTCGCCGACGCGGGCGAGCCTGGTCTCGCCGAACCGCTGCTCGTAGCAATTCACGCAAAGAGTGAGGACGCTGGGGCGTGTGTCGCCGCCGATCTCCGTGGTGCAGTCATACAGCGAATCCCCGAAGGGTTCATTGCAGACGCCGCAGCGCGAGATGGGGCCGGACCATGTGTTGGCGGGTTGGGTCACAGCACCATTCCCCGGTGCCGACCGGTGGTCGGAAACAGCGCTTCCATGGTGTGGGCTCCCTTCACTTCGGAGGAAAGTCATGGGATCACCTCAGGTAGATGTCTTTGAGAAGGATGGCGAGCGCCACGGCGATCACCACGATGGCGATGGGAGCACTGAGCGAGCCGATGTCCGAGATCCAGCCCATGGTCACACCCGCGCCGCAAAGGAGAAGGCAAGGACCAGGCCGGTCGCGACCAGCAGCACCGCCTCGGCGCGGCGCTGGGTGGCAAGGCGCATGCGGAAATAGGCGAGCAGCCGTACCTCGAGGTCGGCGGCGCGCTCGTCCGATATCGGCGGAGCGGTGAGCAAGGCCGCGGCCGGCAGGAAGGGGGTGAAATGGTTCATGGGATTGCCCTTTGCATCCGTTTGGGAGACCGCCCCGTTCCTGGTCGGGGCGGAAACCGAAGCGGGTCCTCGGTTCAAGACCGAGGATCAGGCGGCTTCGGCGAACTTGATCTGCTCGGCGACCCATGGGGCGTTGCGCGCCTGGCTGGCGAGGCTGATGCCGGCGGCGAGCAGGGTCTTTTCGGTCTGGGCGCCGCGCTCCTGGTAGAGTCGCAGCATCTCTTCGCGGTCGCGGCGGTCGGCGGCGGTGACGTCTGGCTTCTTCATGGTCAACTCCTTGATGCTCCCGTCTCCGGCGCGGCCCGCCGCCGGCCGCGAAAGTGCGGACCGGCGGCGCTTCTGCGCGCCGTCCAGGTGAGGGAGGAGGACCACCGGGGCGAGCGGAAACATAAAGCGGAAATATTTCCGCCGTCAAGTATGAAGCGGAAATATTTCCGTAAGGTCGGAAACGAAAAAGCCCCGCTGGGTTGGCGGGGCTGCGAATCGCTCGGGTTTTTATGGGGTTCGGCTAGATGCCGTAGATCTCGTTATTGGTGAGCACCTTGTGGATGCTGATCACCGTTTCGCGCGGCAGGTCGATCTCGGCCGGCGGGTTGTGCTTGCGGATCGTCACCTTCTCGGCCGAGCGGCGGCTCAAGATGCCGATCGTCGCTTCGGTCGGGCCGTCTTCACCTATCTGGCATTGTATCACGACGGCGTCGCCGATCTTCGCCGGCTTGTCCGGATGAACGAAAACGAGATCGCCGGGCGCATATTGCGGCTCCATCGACGAGCCTTCGACATAGAGCGAATAGAGATTTACAACGTTCGACAAAGCCGGCGGTCGCCTCACGAAATCAACGGGATCTGCGGTCATCTGGAACGCTCCGCGCATATGAGAGCCGGCGGCGGTTCCCCTTACCGGGACGTTGTTCGGCATCTCGTGGCGCAGCGGCGGCGTCGGCGAGGCGGCCCGGACATCGGTCTTCAGCGCGGGGGCGCTTTCGCCGCCAGATAACAACCATTGCTCGCTGACTTCAAGAGCCCCGGCCAGCGCCGTCAGGCTCTTTCCGCTCGGCATGGCGTCGGGATTGGCCAGCAGCTTGCGCAGCGTGTCCTTCGACAGCTCCGCTTTCCGGGAGGCGCCGCCCGGCGTTAAGTCCAAATCTTTCAATCGCTTGCGGATGCGATCATGCAGGGTTTCGCTCATGAGCGGAATTCTATCCGCGCCAGCGATCTGTGAAAGGGGGAAAAAATTCTGTTGACGTGGCGGAAAATGTTCCGCATGTTCCGTTTCCATGATGACGCTCCGCGAACAACTCATTCTCGTTTCAGACGGCTACGGGCTTGCCCGCGGCCTCGGGCGCCAGCGTGTCTCGACGATCGTTCTCAACCGCGGCTCGACGCTTGACGGCGTCGCCAGCGGCGAGAAGGACGTGACGACCGGCACCTTCGAACGGGCGATGCAGTGGTTTTCCGACAATTGGCCCGAGGGCACCGAATGGCCGCTGGATGTGCAGCGGCCGGAACGGTCCAGGGAGGCCGCATGACGATTCTCTCCCAGACGCGCGAGCAGTTGTCTCGCGCCAACTCGCGCCAGGCAGGCAGACCCTCTCTGTCTGGCGCCCTTCTCTTTCAGAGGTGCGCCGAACGACGTGACCGCGGCGGTCACCTCGGCTCTCCCCTCCCGGCCGTGACGCTTCGGGCAGTTGCGTCACGATTGCCGGGCCGCCCGTCCGCACGTTGCAACAGGCTGCGGACAACCCTGATAGGCCGGGGTGGCAGGGGCGCAATTTCCGGCGACGCTCGCCGCAAGCATTCGGTGTACCTGTCATCGGGTCCTCCTTGATCCAATGAGCAGACCTTAAGCCGCCCGCCAGCGGTTTTCACGGAATCAATCCAGTCGCGTTTTTTCCTTGACACACATTCAGGGGGTATCGTCGTGCGTTCAATTTCCGACAAGGACAGCGGCATCCTCAAGGCCGCGACAGCCGCAGCCTACGAGGCGATGGGCGGCGTCAGCCGGGCAGCCGAGGCGCTCGCCGTCGGCTCGTCGACGCTGACGAAATATGCCTCGCATAACGAGGAATGGAAAGACAGCTTCATCCGGCTGGACCTTGCCGTCGAGCTCGACCGCCGCACCGGCCATCCCTTCCTGCTCGAGGCCATGACCAAGCTGGTCAAGAGCACGCCGCGCAAAAGCTTCGGCGCGCTGACGGCAAGTGCCGTGCTGCGGCTCGACGGCGTGCTCGACGATGTCGTGCGCGAGGTCGTCAAGGCGATCGAGAACGATCACGTCGATGCCGCCGAGCGGCTGGCGGTCTGCGAGCGCATCGTCGCGGCGCAGACCGTGCTCGCCTGCCTCTTCGCCGAGATGACGGGGGAGGCATGATGCCGGAGCTTTCCGCTGCGAATGAAGTGATCGCCAGCATTTGCGACGTGCTGACAGACCACAAGACCATCGCCGTCGGCGAGATCATGGCCGCCGCGGCGATCGTCGCGACCATGGCTGATCTCAGCGACGACCAGGCGCTGGCGGCGCTGCAAGCGGCCCTCAAGGTGATCCGCGAAGCGGACAGCAGGGCGGTGAACTGATCCGCGCGGCGTGGCGCGCGAGAGTTGGGCAGGACCCGCCGCCGGGGCAGGTCGATACGAGGGGACTAAAATGGGCTTCAGCATGATCGTGCCTACGCCGAAGGCGAAGACGGGCACATTCAAGATATCGACGGTCTCGATGCGCGGCGGCCCGTTCCGCCTGCAGATCAGCATCCCGTCGGCGCTGTTCACGCTGCTCTTCAGAACGTTCGAGCAGTTCGACCTCATGATCGGTGAGGGCAGCGACAAGGGCAAGATGATGATCAAGCCCAGCCACACCGGCCATTTCAAGCCGACCTTCATGAAGCATGCCGTCATCTTTCGTTTGCCCGAGATGGCCGGGACGCCGCAGATCGCGCTGGCCGCCGAAGATCCGAAGCGGCGCGAGGTCGAGGGGGGGGCAATCGTCATCGATCTGCCCGAGTGGATGGACGAGGAGCGCTGGAAATCCATTCAGAAGGCCCGCCAGCAGGTGTCGCGGGAACGCGAAGCCGACAAGCTGCGGGGTGCTGCTAAATGAACCCGCGCACGCAGATCGATTGCCGCCACGGCACGGCGGCCCGCATGCTCCTGGCGGCCGAGCGCGACGGCTTCGTCGACGACCGCACGCCACGGGAGCGTGCCGCCTGCCTGCGGCTGAACGGCCACGGCCTGCTGCGGCGTGACCGCAAGCTCGCCTCGCGCTGGTATCCGGTCGAGGCGGCGCCGCGCAGTGAGGCGGCGAGATGACCAATTACAGAGGGGATTCCATGTCAAGGGACGAGCACCGCCCGATCGGGCGCAATACCATTTCCGGCAAGCTGCTGGCCGAATATGTCGAGAAGATCGAACGGATCCGCGAGGAGAAAAAGCAGCTCGCCGACGACGAGAAGGCGATCTTTGCCGAAGCGCAGGCGGCCGGATTCTCGCCGAAGCGCATCCGCGAGGTGTTGAAGATCCGCACCGCGAAACCGGCCGACCTCGAGGAGGCCCAGGCGGAGCTCGACATGTATCTCCATGCGATGGGGATGTCGACGGATGCGCCGCTGTTCCGCGCCGTCGGCATGATGAACGTCGATCTTGCCGCGCGTGAACAGGTGATCGAGGCTTTCAAGCAGCTCGTGCCGATGGACGGCGAGATCATCATCAAGATTGGCAAGCAGCCGGTGCGCCTTTGGCGTGATGCCAAGGGCATTGCGCATGCCGAGGATGTCGACGAGACGCCGCCGGCACCCGTGACGCCGCGTCCGGCACCGGCACCAAGGCCGGCGCGCGATGTTCCCGATGTCGACGAGGCTGGCGCTTTTGACCTTGGCGAGGCGGCCTATCACGCCAACGAGCCGGTCACGTCCAATCCGTTCCCCTGGGACGACAAGCGCCGGGCGCAGTTCGACGCCGGCTGGCGCGCGGCCTCCGGCAGCGACGGCATGGGGCCTGACACCTGATGTTGGATCTCGGGCAGAACGATGGGCTGCGGGCGTTCGGCGAGCTGCTCGAGCCGGAGAAGGCGGAGGAGCCGATTCTGGCGCGCGCGGTGCGCGGCGCGCTGATGGAATGGCTGACCGAGATATGGGCAAAGGACGAACTGCAGGCCGTAAGGCTGAAGCCGCGCATGCGGGCGATCTTCTCGGGCAAGCCCGGCACCGGCAAGACGACGCTCGCCCATCACGTGGCCGCACGCCTTGGCCTGCCGATGCTGTTGGTACGCCCCGAACGCCTGCAATCGAAATATATTTCCGAATCCGCCACATTGATCGGCCGGTTGTTCGATGCCCTGAAACGCCAGCCGCAACCGGTGCTGCTGTTCTTCGACGAGTTCGACAGCTACGCGGCCAAGCGAATGAGCGGCGGTAACAACCAAGCAGCCGAGCAGGACCACAACCATACGATCAATTCGCTGCTTGCGGCCTTTGACCGATATGACGGACTGATGGTCGCTGCGACCAATTTTGCCGATCGCATCGACGAGGCGATATGGCGTCGCTTTGAAATTCAGATCGAAATCGACGTTCCCGGCGATGCAGAGCGGCGGCATATTCTGGCCCGCTACCTCTCGCCTTTCGTGCTGCCGGACAATGCGCTCGACGCGCTTGGCGACGCAATGGCGAGCGCCGCGCCGGCGCTGATCAGGCAGTTCGCCGAAAATATCAAGAGGCAGATCGTCGTCGGCCCGAAGGCCGGATGGGAGATGAACCGGGAAAAGGTGATTTCCCGCGTGCTGACCACGGTGAAGCCGCATCCGGAAATGGGGCTGCCGCGCCTCTGGAGCCTTGGCGTCAAGGATCATGCGGTTTCGACCTTTCCCTGGCCCTTGGAACGCAGCCTTGATGCCTATCCGGAGCCCGCGCCGGCAGAGGCCGGCTCGACGGTTGTCCCGCTGCGTCCGCAGGGAGGCCGGCCATGAAGATTTCTCAGCCCTATCAGGTGATGCCGCCGCTCTCCGCAGACGACTATGACGCGCTGAAAAGCTCGATTCAGCGCCATGGCGTGCTGGTCCCAGTGGAATATGACGAGGACGGCAATATCCTCGACGGCCATAACCGCGTCGAGATCTGCGAAGCGCTCGGCATTGCCGACTGGCCGCGCTTCGTGCGGCGCGGCATGGCGGAGGAAGAAAAGCGTGCCTATGCGCGCGAGATCAATATCTCGCGCCGGCATCTGAGCAGCGAGCAGAAGCGGCACGTCATTGCCGAGCAGCTGCGCGACACGCCGTCGCTCTCATCGCGCGCGATTGCGGCGCGGCTCGGTGTCGATGACAAGACCGTTTCCTCTGTCCGCGCCAGGATGACGGCAACTGCGGAAATTCCGCAGTTGGACCGGATGCGAGGGGCCGACGGCAAAGAGCGCCGGCGGCCGATCAGAACCACATTCATGCCCGAGCCGGCGAACGTGCCGGAGCTGAAACGTGTCGCGAAGGAGATCCGCGCGAGGGAACAGCAGGTGCGCCACGCCGTGCGCTCCGATCTCGCGGTTCAGATTGCGGCGCGGCAGGATGCGACGCCGTGGTGGCATTCGGTCGGCGGGCAGAGCGGTACGGCTTTTCCGATCATCTATGCCGATCCGCCGCACCGCTTCCAAACCTATTCGGCCGTCACGGGCGGAGAGAAGAGCGCCGACAACCATTATCCCACGATGTCAATCGAGGAGATCCTTGCGCTTGGTTGTCCAGCCGCCTCGAATTCCGGGCTTTTCCTCTGGGTGACGGATCTTGCCAACGGCCTGGCGATCCTGAAGACGTGGGGGTTCGAATACAAAAGCTTTTGGGGCTGGAAAAAGCTTTATCCCGGCGAGCAGACCGGCACGGGCTATTGGAGCTTTGACAATCTCGAACTGCTGCTGATCGGCACGCGCGGCGATTTTCCCGCCCCGCTTCAGGGAACGCAGCCGATCAAGTGCACTGATCATCCGGTCGGTCGTCATTCGGAAAAGCCCGCTTGGTTCGCCGAGCAGATCGACCGGCTCTATCCAGATATGCCGAAGCTTGAAATGTTCCAGCGGCGCGAGAGCCTCGCCGCCGGCGATATCCGCCTGTCCGGCAATTGGGAATTCTGGGGAAATCAGGCCGGTCGGCCGGAAGGTGAGGCGGCGTGACGCCTGATTTCTCCCCGGCCATGCTCAAGCAGTTCCTCACCCTTCGCGTCGCAATGATGGTGCGGATCGACTTCCCGTCGCAGCCGCGCAACGGCGAGAAGGCGGCGCGCGCCGACCTGCGCAAGCGCTCGGGCCTGACGCGCGACGAATTCGAGCTTGCCTGCAACGGCCGGCTCAAGGGTGGCATCGCCCGGGCGAAGATCTGGGCGGCGCTCTGGATCGACCCGGCGAGCCTCGGCATTCATCTGACCGACGACGGCGGACAGGAGGGCGGCGATGCAGCCTGAGATCGACCGCGCCCGCTTTGCCCGCGATGTCCGCCAGTGGCTCGACGACAACCGCCTGACGACGCGCAGCGCGCCGCAGATCTATGCCGGGCTCAACCCGGCGATGATCTCGCGGGCCTGCAGCGAGAGCGTGCTTTCGGCCGCCAGCATGCTGGCGCTCTGCGCGGCGATGAAGCGCGATCCGACGCTCTATCTCACTTTCCGCGACAAGCGAAATCAAGCTGTTACAGCAAGTGTTCACCGTGAAACGAGGGGCGCGGCATGATGGTCGAACTCGGCAAATGGATCGTGCCGCTCACTGTGACGGTCATCGTCTTCGCCTTTGCCGCCGGCTTGGTCAGAGTGAGAGTGCCTGACTATACGCGGCTGGTGAACCGGTTGTTCAACATGCTGATCATGGCAGCGGCAACGATCGCCTCGCTGCTGATCTGGCTCGCCTGGGCGATGGTGAGCCAATGAGCGATGTCCTCCCGATCATCGAAGGGTCGCTGGGCGCTGGTCCGCCCGACTGGGCATCGTGGCTGCTGCGCTGCCCGATCTCCATCATCCATCGCGAGCAGGCGACGATCCGCGCGATCCTGCAGAAGCACGGCTTTGCCGCCGGCATCGATTATTTCGACGCGCTGCTTGCCTATTCCAACGCAACACGACTGCCGGACGGCGGCTTTCCGCCGACGGTGGTCCTGCCCGTGCACATGGCGGCCGGCGCAATGAGGGAAGCGGCGCGCGCCGCAGAGGGGGCGGAATGAATTCCATGGCAATGCCGAAGAGCTTCGGGCTCGACAACCGCATGACCGTCGTTCTCTTCGCCGGCATGGGCGGCGGCTGCGACGGGCTGGAGGATGCCGGGTTTCATGTGCATCTCGCCGTCAATCACGATCCGCTGGCGGTCGCCATGCACGAAAAGCGCCACCCGCATACCAAGCACCTGCGCTGCGACGTGTTCGAGGTCGACCCGCGCGCGGCGACGCGCGGCCGTGGCGTGCGCATCCTGCATGCATCGCCCGACTGCACACATTTCTCGGTCGCCAAGGGTTCGAAGCCGGTCAGCAAGCGGCGGCGTTCGCTCGCCTGGGTGATTCCGCGCTGGGCCGGCCAGGTGCGCCCCGAGGTGATCACAATGGAGAACGTGCAGGAGATCAGGACCTGGGGTCCGCTGATCTGCAAGCGCGACAAGAAGACGGGACGGGCGATGCGCCGCGACGGCTCGGTCGCCGCCAAGGGCGAGCGCATTCCCGTCGAGGATCAATGGCTGATCCCGGATCCGCGCCACAAGGGCCGGATCTGGCGTGCCTGGCTGCGGCACATGCAGGGCCTTGGCTATAGCTTTGAGCACCGCATTCTCGTCTGCGCCGATTACGGCATTCCGACGATCCGCAAGCGCTTCTTCGGCGTCGCGCGCGCCGACGGCGGGCCGATCTACTGGCCCGAGCGCACGCATGCGCCGCGCGACAAGGCGAAGGCGCTCGGCCTCAAGCCGTGGGTCGGCGCGCATACGATCATCGACTGGTCGCTGCCCGTCAAATCGATCTTCGACCGCAAGAAGCCGCTCGCCGAGGCGACGCTGCGGCGGATCGCGCGCGGCGTGATGCGCTATGTCGTCAATGCCAAGCGGCCCTTCATCGTGCCGATCACCCATACCGGCGGCGATCGCGTGCACGATATCGATGAGCCGCTGCGCACCTTCACGACCGCGCACCGCGGCGAGCTGGCGCTGGTGGTGCCGGCGATTGCCGGTGTTGGCGGCAGAATGGGGCAGTCGGCGGAGCGCTCGGTCGAGGAGCCGATGCAGACCGTGACCACCAAGCCGGATTCGGTGTTGGTCTCGGCGCACCTGACGAAGTTCCGCCCGGGCTCGACCGGCTCGGAAGTCGAGGAGCCTTTGCCGACCTATACGGCGAACAATTTCGAGAAGCGCCCGGGCGGCGCGCCTCCGATCGGTGTCGCGGCCGTTCACATGTCGACGATGCGCAACGCGCAGAAGCCGTTCGGCGCGGCCGACGAGCCGCTGCATACGATCACCGCCGGCGGGGCAGGGCTGTCGCTTGTTGCGGCGACGATGGTGCAGACGGGCTATGGCGAGCGGGACGGGCAGATGCCTCGCTCGCTCGATATCGAGGAGCCGGTCGGGACGCTGGTGGCGGGCGGTTCGAAGGCGGCCGTCGTGGCGGCCTTCTTGGCGCAGCACAATACGGGCAATGATGGCCACGATGCGCGCGAACCGCTGTCGACGGTTACCACCGGCGGTGACCGTGGACAGTCACAGCAGGGGGTCGTTGCTGCGGCTCTGACGCGGCTGCGCGGTAACGACAAGGACGGGCAGGATATCGGCCATCCCCTGCCGACGCAGACCTGCGGCGGCGGCCATGAAATGCTCATCCTGCCATTCCTGCAAACCTATTACGGCTCGGGCGAGAATAATCACGATGCTCGAGATCCATTGCACACGGTAACGACCAACGACCGTCACGGCTTCGTCACCGTCCAGGTGAACGGCCAGACGTTGGTGATCACCGATATCTGCATGCGCATGCTCGATCCCCTGGAGGGCGCGGCGGCGCACGGCTTCGATCCGAAGAGCTTCGACCATGTGATCGAATACATCGACGAGCGCGGCAAGCTCGTGAAACGCAAGCCGACGAAAACCCAGATCGGCCACCTCGTCGGCAACAGCGTCCCGAAAAAGATGATCCAGCTGCTGGCCGAGTGCAACGGCCGCTACGAATTCGTGGAGGCGGCAGAGTGAGCGATGGCCGAACAAACGGGATTGCAGTGGCGTGATGAAACTTACCGATGGCTCGCGAAGAGCGGGTCGGTGGATGTCGGGGCGGTTTACCCGCCGCCCGCGCTCGCGCGGCTGTGGCGCTGGCGGGTCTGGGTGACGGAAAGCGGCACATCCGCGACTGGCACCGAATTGCGAGAGGACGCGGCGCGGCGCCGGGTCGAGGAGAGATTTCAAGGATTTCTGGCGGCGGCGGGACTAGCGCCGAAAAGCCAGGCGGAATGATGAGGGCGATGCGATGAACGGTTTGACGCGCACGCGGGATGCGCGACGGGGAAGGCGGTGACGGCATGAATGTCCAGCCTTTCCTTTTCGGCGATGGATGGATCGAAGTGCGCGATGGCAATGACACCGCCCGCGCGCTCTTCGATCGTCACTACAGCCGGTATTTCTATTCTGACGGCAGAAAGCCGAAGCTCTTCGTCGGGCCTGGCGAGAAAATGGTTCTGCTGACTGCCGACGCCGGTGCCGTTTGCGTCTGGCGCAAATTCATCAGCGGCGACGGCCAGCATGGCGTCAACTGCGCCGTGTTTCGCCGTGAGGCTGGCGACGTCGCAAGCGCGCTTCTCGCCAAGGCGCGGTGTCTTGCGTGGCGGCGCTGGCCTAGCGAGCGCCTTTACACCTATGTCGATCCTCGGCAGGTACAGCCGACGTTCCGCGCCGGCCGGCCGACCTGGGGACACTGCTTCTATTATGATGGCTGGCGCTTCGAGGGCCTGACGAAGAAGGGGCTGCATATCCTGGCGCGCTACCCCTCGGGAGGTGCGTCGTGAGCCACGAAGCCACCATGTGGGCCGTCAAGGTGCGCGGCATCAGCTGCACCGAGGCGCGGGTGCTCTGGCACCTGGCCGATTGCCATAACCCGATCTTCGGCTGTTATCCCAAGCAGGATTATCTGGCCGACGCCTGCGAGATCGACGAGCGCTCGGTGCGCCGTTCGCTGACCTCGCTGCGCGACAAGGGGCTGGTTAACTGGATCGAGCAGCGCGAGGGAAAGAACCGCAAGGCGAACCGCTACAGCCTTGGTTTTGAAGCCGGTTTCCGCCGCTATGAGGACGACGATTCCACCGAAAATGAACCGGACAATTTGTCCGCTTCATGCGAGGCATCAACCGGACAGGAAGGCGCCCTTCAACCGGACTCAGATGACGCTTTGAACCGGACTCCTGAGTCCTCAATAGAACCTGTAAGGGAACCTGTAATAGAACCCGTAACGGAGAGAGGGAGCGCGCGCGAGGTTTCGGAAGATGATCCGAAAATGCTCCGCAAGCGGTTCCAGGCGCTGATCGTCGGCAAGCACGACAATCCCTGGCCCGATGTCCTATCATCGGCGCCGGAATGGGCGTTTCAGCATTTCGTCAAGCTCTCGCCGGAAGAGCGGCTGCGCGCCGAAGAGCGCCGCGATGCCTATCTGGCTGCCTGCCCGAAGACCCTGTCCGGCGAGCACAAGGGCAGACCGAAGGCGGCGGCGCTCGGTGTCTATCTCCGTGACCGGATGTTCGACCTCGTCGATGCGATCGCGCCGCAGGTGGTCAGCCGGCAGGCCGAGAAACGCAAGCAGGAGGAGGCCATTCCGGTCCCGCCATTCGGTCCGATCTGGGCGGGCAAGCGGGCCTTGGCGCTGCTGGAGGGTCCGATCGACATCGAACTGCCGCCCAATCTGCTCGAGCTCGCCGTCGAAACCTACAACCGCCTGCGCCGTAGCAACGTGTCGACAAGCACCTGGCTCGAAACACGCGGTATCGTCGTCGACGGTGGCGAGCTGGTGTTTCCACCCGGCTATCGTGACCAGGAGCGCCGGCGCCGTGAATGCGACAGCGGCTATCCGGAAGCGCATGCGCTTGACAAGCTCGCCAAGGAACGGGGCAGGGGAACGGCCGACGCCCGCTTCGCCATCCTTTCCGATCTCTGCGAGGCCGTACCGGTCGGCTCGGAAACCTACGAGCAGTGGCGCGCCTATCACCAGCAGATGAACTGGCCCTTCGTCCCTGATCCGGGCGGCATGCGGGTGGTCTACTTTCCGAAGGGCGGGCCGGAAGGATTGCGTGAATTCGAGATAGCCGCACGGGCGGCATTGAGCATGGAGCGGGGCGATGACGATGCAGTTTAGGAAGGGTGATCCCACTGGGATGATCGTCGTTAGCGCCGAGGCTTGGCTGAAGCGCAACAAGGCGGCGGGCGCAACCCGGCTGCAGATCGACCACCTGAACATGGCTTCGAGGGGCACGGTGATTCGCTTGTCGAACGACCCGGCAGCCCCTAGGCCGGGTTGGTTCTGCCTCAGGGTGGCAACCGGACAGGAAATCGCTGTGGAAAAAGTGCTGACAGCGGCGGATGTGGAATCGCTGGTTGTGATGACGAACTGCTGCAAGGTGATGGTTCGCAAGCGGGTGCGGGTCATCAGTGCGCGTCCCGTCATTCCTGGTTACGTGCTCGTCCACTGCTCTCCTGTCGCGCAGGCTATGATGGGTCTGCTGCATGTCAAGGGCGTCATCGACGTGGTTGGCGGCGCTATCCGACCTTATCGGGCAGATGCGGAATCCATACATCGTTTCAAGAAGATGGCCGAAGAGGGAAAGTACGATGCGCCGGTCAGCAAGGAGCGCCGCTTCGAGCTGAAGGAGCAGGTGCGGATCACCGATGGACCGTTTGCATCGTTCCCGGGGATCATCGTCTCGATCGACGACGAGAAGGGTTATGTGTCGCTCGACGTGGACATCTTCGGACGCCCGACGCCCGTGCAGCTGATGCTTGATCAAATCGAAAAGATGTGATCAGAGTCCGGGCCGTGGACGATCCTAGATCCCAGTGCGGGCTTTGAGTCGGTGGCATGACCATCGGCAAACGAGGCGACAAACCTCGGAGCTGCTTGCCGGTAGGACCCCGCTTTGACAGCCTCCATATGAGGCATCAAGTCAAGGCCAGTGCCACTGCATTGTTTCCAAGTTCGATGATGTTTGGTGCTGCTCTGGGTTAGCAGCGGTTTTGTCAACCTGACATCTATAAGCGGCCCAGCGGTCGAACGTGAAGGGCGGCCCCATCCGGCCGCCCTTTCCTCAATCCTCAAGACTTGCCGCGGGTCCTTCCCGGCCGCGAACGTAAAGCGGGTGAGGCGGCAGCGCGGGATTTTGGGGTGTGAATGCATCCTGAGGGGTGGCCGATTTCCTTGTTGTTGTTGTTATGAGCGATCTGACCGAAAGCGAGATCAAAGCGCTGTGCGAACGCTATCCCTTGCCCGAAGGGGTGGAGGATTGCGTCATGTCGCGCGAAGAGCTGGCCGAGACGCTGCAGGTGTCGCTCAACACGGTTTCGGCCTGGCTGTCGAAGGGCATGCCGATGCTGCAGGAAGGTGGGCCGGGCAAGTCCTACGAGCTGCAGCTGTCTGCATGCTTCGCCTGGCGGCAAGCGCAGAAGGCAGATGAGGATCTGCGTTCGGCGCAAGTCAAGCGCGCCCAGGCGGCGATGCGGCTGGCGCTCGTCGGCGGTGCGACCGGCGACACGATCGAGGCGCTGGATCCGAAGACGCGGCGCGAGATCATGGCGGCGCAGATCGAGCAGGAGCGTTTCCAGCGCGAGCGCAACCAGCTGATGCGGCGCGACGACGTGCATGAGATGATGGAGCTGGTTTACGGCATCATCCGCGACCGGATGAACGCCGCACCCGACCACATCGAACGGCGCAACGCGCTCGAGCCGAAGCTGGTGCAGGAGCTGATCGACGCCTGCGACGATATCGTCTCCGATGTCCGCGGCGCGATAGACCGTTTCTGGCGCGAGCGGCCGGTGCGTGAAGGTGCCGGCGATCGGCGCGACCTCTTCGATAGCTGATGTCGGGCTCTTCCGTCGCCCGTCCGTGGGAGCGGTTCCTGCCGCCTGTCCCGCCACCGGCTTTCGCCGATCCGTGGGATCATGCCGCTGGCCCGGCGCTGTCGGTACTGGCGCCGGCGCGGCGCATCGACGTGCCGACCTGGGCGTCAAGCCGCAAGGTGTCGACGGCGGCGGGCCTCATCACCTGGCGCAACGACTTCGCGCCGTACATGGTCGAGCCGTCGAAGATGGCGACATCGAGGCGTTACCGGGCGGTCGGCTTCTGCGGCCCGGCGCGCACGGTGAAGTCGGAAAGCCTGATCCTCAACACGATCGGCCAGCGCATCGAGTGCAATCCGCGTGACATGCTGGTGGTCTGCTCGACGCAGGACACCGCGAAGCAGTTTTCCGAGCGCAAGCTGGCGCCGATGATCCGGGAGAACCGGCAGCTTGCGGCCGCGCAGCTTGCCGGCCGCGGCGCCGACAACATCCACGAGAAGCGCTTCGCGGGAAACATGAACCTGCAGATCCGCTGGCCTGTCATCGGTTACTTCTCGCAGAACGAATATTTCGACGTTCTGCTGACCGACCTCGACCGCATGACGGACGATATCGGCGGCGAAGGCTCGGCCTTCATCCTGGCGCTGAAGCGCATCCAGCATGCCGGCAGCCAGGGCAAGGTGATCGCCGAGTCCTCGCCCGGTTATGTGGTGACGGTCGACGACTGGAAACCGTCGACGGTGCATGAGGCGCCGCCCTGCGACGGCGGCATCCTGCCGATCTTCAACGCCGGCACGCGCGGATCCTGGTATTGGACCTGCCCGCATTGCGGCGATCCGTTCCGGCCGCTGTTCGAGCGGCTGCACTATGAGCGCAGGTCAACGCCGGGCGAGTCCGCCCGCACCGTCGAGATGGTCTGTCCGAACGGCTGCTGCATCGGACCGGACCGGAAGAACGAACTGAACAGCGGCGGCTTCTGGCTGCACGAAACGGCCGATGGGCAGAGCGCCGTGCCGATCGAAGAACCCGACGTACGCGACACCGATATCGTCTCCTACTGGATGGAGGGGCCGGCCGCCGCGCTGCAGACCTGGCAGGAGCTGATCAGGGTCGCCGAGCAGTCGCGCCGCACCTTCGACGAGACGGGCAGCGACAAGGATCTGAAGACGACCGTCTTTCAGGACCAGGGCCGCCCCTATCTGCCGCAGGTGCGCACCGTTGGCGACGCGCTGTCGGCCGAGACGCTGAAGGCGCTTGCCGAACCCTATCCGATGAAGGTGGCGCCGGCGGCAACGCGCTTCGTCACCTACCAGGTCGACGTGCAGCCGAACCGCTTCGTCGTCCAGGCGGACGCCTGGGGGCCGGGATTGGAGCGCTGGCTGATCGACCGCTTCGATATCCACGATGCGCCGGCCGGCGCGCCAGGGGCTGCCGAGCGGTCGATCGACCCGCCGCGCTACTACGAGGATTGGGCGGTGCTGTCTGATCTGCTCGACAAGGCCTATCCAGTCGCCGGCTCCGGCTTTGCGCTGCTGCCGCGGGCGATCGTGGTCGACCTGCACGGCGCCAAGGGCACTACCGATCACGCCTATCACTGGTGGCGTCATCACCGGAAGCAGGGCAACGCCGGGCGCTGCTACATCCAGCGCGGCCGCGGCGGACCGGAGCGCGAGCGCGCCGTCTACAAGACGCCGGAAAAGGTGCAGGGCACGAAGAAGCGGCGCAAGTCCGACCTGATGGTCATCGAGACCGGGACGGATCCGCTGAAGGACGAGGTGATCATGTCGCTCACCCGTAAGGAAGCCGGCCCGGGCAAGTATCACCTGCCGGAAGCGCTTCCGGCCTCGGCCTTTGAAGAATTCTGCGCCGAAGTGCGGACCGACGAAGGCTGGCGTGAACGCAAGAGCGGCCTGCGCAACGAGTCGCTCGACCTCGCCGTCTACGGCAAGTCGCTGGCGATCGTGCTCAAGGCCGAGCGGATCGACTGGAAGCGGCCGCCGATGTGGGCCGCGCCGCTCGAGAAGAACGCTTACGCGGTGAAGGTCGGCGCGGCCGCGGTTGCTGCCGATGCTGACGAAGATGCTCCAGCGCCGGCGCCGGTCGCCATCGCAGCGCCGGCGCAAAAGACTGCTCCTCGGCGGCGGGTCCGCCGCAGTTCCTGGATGGGGTGATCACCATGATCCGCGCGCTCGTCTTTCTCGCCGTTATCATCATCTGGGTCATGGCCCTGGAATCGTTCCTGTCGATGGCCCACGCCAAGCAGGAACAGGTGAGGCCGGAGCGACCGGTACCGACGATTGCGAAGCCGATGCCGGCTGCAAGGCGGTGTCCGCCGCCCATCTGGATCCGCTTCTGGGTGCAGGATGGGGCTGGCGGCCTCAAGCTGATCGGCGTGCAGATCGTCGAGCCGCGGTGCGCGGCGAACAGTCCGAAACTTTTCCCTTAACGAGGCGAGCAAGGCCCATGGCTGACACCGTTGAAACGTTGACCGCGCGGCGGGTCGCGATCGTCAAGGCACGGGATTCCGGCGTGCTGACGATCAGGCACGGCGATGAGCAGACGACGTTCCGCTCGCTCGCCGAGATGAACAAGATCGTCGCCAATCTCGATGCGCAGATCGCCGCGCTGCAGGGCACGCAAAAGAAGCGCGTCCGCTACGCCTATCAATCCGGGAAAGGTCTCTGAGGATGGCTGACGCCAAGCCGCGTATCCGTGTCGCTGCCGGACGGCAGGAGTGGAAGGCATCGACGGCGATCGGTTCGTCGGTCGCCGCACCGCGCCGGCAGGCCTTCGATGCCGGCCGCTCGTCGCGGCGGCTGAAGGGTTTTACGACGACGACGCAGGAGATCAACCGGCAGATCCGCTCCTATGGGCGGACGATCGTTGCCCGCTCCCGTTATCTCAGCCAGAACAACCCCTATGCGATGCAGGCGAAGAAGGTCTTCGTCTCGGCGCTTGCCGGTGCGGGGATCAAGCCGTCGTCGCTGGCGGACGCCGACTTCAAGGCGGAGCTGCAAAAAGTCTGGCTCGACTTTACCGACGAGGCGGATGCCGACGGACTGACCGACCTCTACGGCATGCAGGCGACGATCGCCTCCGAGATGTTCGATGCCGGCGAATGCTTCGTCCGGCTGCGCGCTCGTCGGCTGGAAGATGGCTTGACCGTGCCGCTGCAGTTGCAGCTGCTGCCATCGGAGATGCTGCCGCTCAACGACAACCGCATGCTTGATGGCGGCAATTATGTGCAGATGGGCGTCGAGTTCAACGCGATCGGCAAGCGCGTCGCCTATTGGTTCCTGCGCCAGCATCCCGGCGCCGACCAGGTGAATTTCCGCAGCGGCTTTGCCGGCGAGCAGGTGCGCGTGCCGGCGGAAGAGGTCCTGCATCTCTTCGACCCGACGGGCTTTGCCGGCCAGATCCGCGGCATTCCGCATACGCTTTCGGGGATCGTCACCGCGGCGGTGCTCGACTGTTACGACGACGCGGAACTGGAGCGCAAACGTGTCGCCGCGCTGTTCGGCGGCTTCGTCACCACCGAGCTCGGCGACGATGCCGCACCGCATCCGCTGTCGGAAGGGATTGAGGCGGCCCAGGCGGCCGGCAAGGATTCAGCGATCGCGCTGGAACCCGGCGCCATCCTCGATCTCGATCCCGGCCAGGATGTCACCTTTGCCGAGCCGGCCGATGTCGGCGGCAACTACGAGGCGTTCGAATATCGCAACCTGCTGCGGATGGCGGCCGGTTTCGGCGTGCCCTATGCGGCGATGACCGGCGACCTTCGCCAGGCGAATTACGGCTCGATCCGCGCCGGTCTCGTCGAATTCCGCCGGCGCATCGAGGCGATGCAGCACGCCGTCATGGTGTTTCAGTTCTGCCGGCCGGTCTGGCGGCGCTTCATGGATGACGCAGTTCTCGCCGGCCGCTTGCCGGTCCGGCCGGCGCAATATCAGGCTGCGCCGCAGGGCTATCGCCGGGCCAAGTGGATCACGCCGCGCTGGGACTGGGTCGACCCTCTCAAGGATCGCCAGGCCGAAAAGCTCGCCGTGGACTCCGGCTTCAAGGCGCGCTCCGACGTGATCGAGGCGGAAGGATACGACCCCGAGGAAACGGATCAGCGCATCGCCGACGACCGGGCGCGCGAAAAGCGGCTGGGCCTCAGCTTCGCGCCGGCGAAGGCGCCGCCCGCCGCAGCCGCCGAAGACGACAAACCGGCTTCTCAGGCCAAGACCGAGACTGACCAACAGGGAGACAAGACCAATGGCGCATGAGATCCGGCGCGTGCTGAGCGCCTTTGCCTCTCAAGGGTGGTTCATCGAGCCGCGCAAGGCGGAGCAGATCGTGGCTATGCTCGAGCTGCGGGCGCTTTCCGGCCCGCGTGCAGAGCCGTTTCGCAAGAATGGCGCAGCCATTCGCCAAGAGGTGCGCACGACGAAAGGTGCTGTCGCAGTCCTCAATCTCTTCGGGGCGATCATGCCACGCGCCGAAGCGGTCGAGGATATTTCGCAGGCGGCGGCACTGATGGTGCCCTTTCAGCAGGCATTCCAGAATGCCGCAGCGGATCCATCGCTCTCCGGCATCATCATCAATATCGATTCTCCTGGTGGCCGTGTCGACCTGGTGCCGGAGACAGCAGCGATGATCCGCAAGGCGCGCCGGCCGGATCGTCCGATCGTCGCGGTGGCGAACACGCTCGCCGCCTCGGCTGCCTACTGGATTGCGTCGGCGCCAGACGAGCTGGTCGTGACGCCGTCCGGAGAAGTCGGTTCCATTGGCGTCTATGTTCTGCATCAGGATATTTCCGAGGCGCTGGCGGCAGCAGGCGTGCGCATGCAGTTCATCTCGGAAGGGCCGCGCAAGGTTGAAGGCAATCCCTTCGAGCCGCTTTCCGAGGAGGCCAGCGCAGCGCTGCAGGCGAATGTCCGGTATTTCTATGATCTGTTTGTCAAGGATGTCGCGATCGGCAGACGCGTTCCAGAGGCCGTCGTGCGGGCCGACCCGGAGAAGAGCGATAAACACTTCGGCGGCGGCCGTGTCTATCCGGCTCGCGAGGCGGTGAAGCTCGGCATGGCTGACCGCGTGGCGACACTCGACGAGACAATCGCACGGCTGATCGGCAACGGGCCGCGCAGCGGGACCACGGCGGCATCACAGCGTCGTCCGATTCTTTGATTTTACCTTGGGCTGCCCGTCGCGCCGGACGCGGGGAAGCAGCTCTTTCCATAATTCCGGCGACACTCTCGAAAAGGAGACGATCATGCCTCAGCCTCATAAGTTGAGCGATCTCCGCGCGAAGCAAAAGGCGCTGAAGGCGGAAGCCGACGGCATCTTTGCAGCGGCGGAAAAGACTGCTGAGTTCACGACTGCGCAGGACGAGCGACTTGCGGCAATCAAGGGCGAAATTTCGGCGCTCGACACCGAAATCGACGCGGCGATCGTCGAGCTCGATCCCCCGCCAGCGCCGCCGAACAATGCGGGCGCAGCCGATGGCGATGTCGTGGCCGAACGCAAGCGGGCCAGCGATATCCTGGCGGCCTGCAAAATGGTCGGCAAGCCGGACAAGGCGGCCGAGTTCATTGCCGGCGGCAAGTCGCTGTCCGAAGTTGTCGACCTGCTGCAGTCGGCGCGGGCAAACGAATCCGACAAGAATACGATTAACGCCCGGCATTCTGGCCGCCAGACCGACATGAATGTCGCGGCGAGCTGGGATGATGCCGTGAAGAAGGCCAACGCCCTTCTCGGCATCAGAGGCTGATCGAAATCAATCCTCCATCATAGTCCGCTCCCATCTCGGTTCGGTGGACTTTGACACCGCGTTCTTTTCGAAAGGAACACCTCGATGACCACTTTTACGGAAACTCTCCATGCGGGCTCTCACATCGCATGGGAAGCGGATATTCAGATCTCTCGTGAGACGGGCACTCTCGCCTCTGGTCAGAATCTGCAGGCCGGGCGGCTGCTGATGCTTTCGGGCGGCAAACTCGTCGCACATAACGGCGCCCTCAATACGGCCGGCGATGTCGTTACGCCGGTCGAGGGTGTCCTTTACCAGGCTGTCGATGCCAGCGGCGGCGACGTTGCCGGCGTTGTCTATTCGAAACGACTGACTGTTTTCAAGGATGACGACCTCACCTATCCAACGGAGTCGACCGCCGGCGGCGAAAAGGCTGCCTGCCTCGAAAACATGGCCACGAACAATCTCATCGCCCGCTAATGCGGCGGTGACGAAACTGATCCTCCCTTAATTTCACCAGGCCAGCCGCGACGGCCAAGGCCATTTCACACAAGGAGATGATCCATGATCACCATGGATATTTTCAACGACGACGCATTCTCGGCGACGTCGCTCACGGCTGCCGTCGACAAGGTCGGCTATGTACCGAACTTTCTCGATGCGATGCCTGGCCTGTTCGATCCGGTTCCGGTTCGTACCGAGGCCATCTGGATCGAATCGCGCGCCAATGAGGCGGCATTGATCCAGACCACGGCGCGCGGGGCTCCGATCGACGAGAAATCCAATGACGACGGCCGCGACGCTCGCGCGTTCCGTACCCGGCGCCTTTTCGGCAACCGCAGAATCCGGGCTTCCGAACTGTTCGGCATCCGCGCCTTCAATTCTGAAACGGAATTGAAGGCGGTTCAGACCGAGGTTGCCTACCGGCAGGGCTTGATCAAGCGCGACTTCGCACTGACGCGCGAAAACCTCAAGCTCGGTTGCATCCAGGGCATCGTTACCGACGCCGATGGCACGACCATCTATAACTGGGCGAACGAGCTGGGTCAGACCATCCCGGCGGAGGTCGATTTCGATCTCGACAACGCGTCGCCGGCTGATGGCGCCTTGCGCAAACGGTGCACGGCCGCGATCCGGTCGATGCAGCGTGGCTTGAAGGGCGCTGTCGCCCGGAGCTTCATGGCCATCTGCGGCGATGCCTTCTGGGACGATCTCACCGCTCACCCGGAGGTGCGCGCGACCTACCTTCAGACGCAGGCCGCCGCCGCCTTGCGTGAGCCGCTGGCCTGGGAGACGTTCAACTTCGGCGGGATCACCTGGACGAACTATCGCGGAACCGACGACAACAGCACCGTTGCCGTCAATACCGACAAGGCGAAGTTCTTCCCGGTCGGCGCCGGCATCTTCAAATGGGCGATGTCTCCCGGTGAAACGTTCGACGACATCGGCACGTTGGGGCAGGACTTCTACTCGATGATGGTCCTCGACGAGAAACGCAACACCTATGCGGATGTCGAGGTGTATTCCTATCCGCTTCCGGTCTGCACCCTGCCGCAGGCGCTCTATCGCGCCAAGCGCACCTGATGACCGGCTTCTGGACGGCGCCGCGGATCTGGGAAGGCGAGACGGTTTTCGTTCTCGCCAGCGGCCCGTCCGTCAACGGCCTCGACCTGTCGCTCCTTGCGGGGCGGCGGGTCATTGCGGTGAAATCGTCGTGGCTGACCTATCCTGATGCCGATGTGCTGTTCTTCGCAGACGGCCGCTGGTGGAAGGATCCGGCGCTGCGGCCGAAGGCCTTCGAGGGGCTGATCGTCTCCTCGGCGAAAGAGATCTCCGACCCGCGCGTCAAACTCGTGCACAAGGTCGAGCCCGGCGATCTCTCGGAAAAGCCGGATACCGTGGCGCTGCGGCGCACCAGCACGACCGGCGCGATCAATCTCGCAGTGCACTTCGGCGCAAGCCGCATCGTGCTGCTCGGCGTCGACGGCAAGGTCACGCCCGACGGCCCACGCCACTGCCACGGCCGCCCGTGGCCCTGGCCGCTCAAGGCCGGCTGCTTCGACGAGCAGGCCGCCGAATACCGACAGATCGCCCCGAGTGCCGAACGCCTCGGCATTGCGATCGTCAATGCCAATCCTGACAGCGCCATCGACGTATGGCCCAGGCGTCCGTTTCCGGAGTGTTTATGAAGCAGTCCATCCATATCGGTTTCGACCCGCGCGAAGCGAATGCCTTCGCCGTCGCCAGGCGCTCGACGCGGCGACAGCTGACGCTGCCCATTCCGACGAGCGGTCTCGTGCTTTCCGAACTGAAGGCGAGGGGGCTCTATACGCGGCCGACCTCGCGTCGCGACGGGCGGCTCTGGGACGACATATCGGATGCGCCGATGGCGACCGAGTTTGCCTGCTCGCGCTTCCTCGTCCCCTATCTCAACGATTACGACGGCTGGGCGATCTTCATGGATTGCGACATGCTGGTGCGCACGAACCTAGTGCGCCTGTTCAAGCTGTGCGACCCGTCGAAGGCGGTGATGGTTGTCAAGCACGATTACCAGCCGGCGGCCGAGACGAAAATGGACGGCCAGGTGCAGACGCGATATGCCCGCAAGAACTGGTCGAGCATGATGGTGTTCAACTGCGGCCACAAGTCCAACAAGGCGCTGACCGTCGAGCTCGTCAATTCTATTCCCGGCCGCGACCTGCACGGCTTCTGCTGGCTGAAGGATCATGAGATCGGCGCGCTCGACCAGAGCTGGAACTATCTCGTCGGTCATACCAGCCCCGAGATCACGCCCGACATCGTGCATTTCACCGACGGCGTCCCGTCGATGCCAGGCTATGAGGATTGCGAATATGCCGACGAGTGGCGCGCCGAACTGTCACGGTGGGCGGCATGATGCAGTTCGCGGCGATCAGCACATTCAATCGTGCCGGCCTTGATCTCTACGGCCGGAGGATGGTGGAAAGCTTCTGCCAGGCCTGGCCGCGCGACGTGTCGTTGCGGCTCTACAGCGAAGGCTGGGAAGCAGACGACTTGCTCGCCCATTGCCGCCTGCGGCCGGCGTCGCTGTCGCGGCTGGCCGACGAGACCTGCGAGATCGTCCATCTCGCCTCGGCGTCGCCCTGGCTCGATGCGTTCAAGACGCGCAACCGGAACCGGCCGTTCCGCGACTTCCGCTGGGATGCGGTGCGCTTCAGCCATAAGGTCGCGGCGGTGTGCCATGCGGCCCGCACGGTCGATGCCGACGTGCTGATCTGGCTGGACGGCGACATCGTCACGCATGCGCCGGTGATGATCGCCGACCTCGAGGCGTTGGCGCCGGCTGGCGATGAATGGATTTCGTGGCTCGACCGGGCGTCGATGTATCCGGAATGCGGCTTCTACATGCTGAACCTTCGGCATGAAAACCACCTCGAGTACATCTCGGTTTTCGAGGCGATGTATTCCAACGACGCGCTCTATGGGCTCAACGAACACCATGACAGCCACGTGCTGCAGGTGGTGGTCGAGCGCTACCGCGCGACGGCGAAATCGCTCTCGGGTGCCGGCCGGGCAACCAGCCATCCGCTGGTCAACGGGCCGCTCGGGCAATGGTTCGACCACCTGAAGGGCAGTCGCAAACGCGAGGGCCGCTCGCGGGCGAGCGATCTCAAGGCGCCGCGGCAAGAGGGCTACTGGCAATGAAACAGATCCGTGGCATGTGGTTTCCGGACAGTGACACGCATTTTGCGGCGCAGCTGGCGCACAATCCGCTGGTCGACGGTCGCGGCACCTATCAGTTTCGCAAGTTCCAGGCGGCCCTGCCGCATGTTCGCGGCCGCGGCCATGCCGTCGATGTCGGCGCGCATGTCGGCCTCTGGTCGCGGGTGATGGCGCTGACCTTCGAAAAGGTGACCGCCTTCGAACCGCTCGCCGAGCATGTCGCCTGTTTCGAGCGCAACATTCAGGATCCACGCGTCGCGCTGCATCCGGTGGCGCTGGCCGACAAGGCCGGCGAACTCCGGTTTGCGGCCGACATCATCAACAGCGGCAATGCCGCCGTTGCGGAATCCGGCGAGGCTGTCACGGCGCTCACGCTCGACAGTTTCCGCCTGAAGGGGATCGACCTGATCAAGATCGATGTCGAGGGTTTCGAAGTGCCGGTCATATCAGGTGCCGAAAAGACGCTGAAGCGCGAGAAGCCCGCCGTCATCGTCGAGCAGAAAGCCAATGGCAGCGCCGAGCGCTACGGACGCGGGGCGACGGATGCCGTCGCGCTGCTGCGGTCATGGGGTGCCGAGGTCGTCTGGGAGATCGGTGGCGACTTCCTGCTGGTCTGGAAATGATCTTCCTTTGCGTCACCCGGGAACGGGAGATGAAGACGCGCCGCATCATGGCGGCGCTCGAGCAGGGTTCGGGCGGCCGCGGCAGGATGATCCTGGGCGCGCCGCCGGCTGGGGAGCCGTTCGTCGTCTGGGGGCAGCGCTGGCTTTCCGAGGCGATCGTGCCGCCGGCCGTCCGCAGCGGCGTCGACTGGTGGCATGTTGACAACGGTTTCTACTGGCCCGCCAACGGCCGGGCGACCGGTTACTACGCCATCACCTTTCGCGGCCTTTCGCCGGCCTTCATCGCTGACGCGGATCGCTCGCGGCTGCCGTTCCGGATGGCGGCCTGGCGGCAAAGCCGCGGCGACCATGTGCTGCTGGCGCTGCCCGGCATGCATTACGGCAGGATGCTCGGCGCCGATATGGCGGTCTGGTGCCGGACGATCGCGGCGCGGATCGCGGCGCATACGGACCGGCCGATCATCCTGCGGGAAAAGGGATGCCTGCGGCCGCTGGCCCACGATCTCGCGCGCGCCTTCGTCGTGGTGACGCATTCCAGCAAGGTCGCCGTCGATGCGGTGGTCGCCGGCATTCCCGCCGTGGTCGAGCCGACCAATCCGGCCGCGCCCGTCTGCTCGACGGATCTTGCCGAGATCGAGGCGCCGAAGATGCCGGAGCGCGAGGCCTGGTGGGCCTCGCTGATGGCGCAACAGTTCACGCTCGACGAGATGAAGAGCGGTTTCGCCTTCAGGGCGATGGCAGGGGTGAAGGACAGATTTGATGGACTATGCAGCGCTGCTCTTTGATCCGGCCTATTCGATCTACGGCGCCGCCGCGGTGCTGACGCTTGCCGATACCGCCGGAACGCAGGTACCGTTGACGGTCATCGACAAGACCGCCGGCCTGCCGCTCGGGCCAAATATCGAGATCGGCACCATCGTGCCAGGCGCGATGCTGCGGGCCGCCGAGCTGGCCGAGCGCGGTGTCGATCGCGCTGCGCTCGACGAGGCGGTCATCGCCTTCAACGGCAACAACTGGCGGATCGCCAGCTGTTATCCGAAGCCGGTTCCATCGGGGGAAGCAAACGGCGAGATCGTGCTGGTGCTGGAGGCGGTCGATGGCTGATCCGCGCGAACAGATCCTGCAGCGGCTCGTCGCTGTCCTCGGGAGCGTCGAAGGCGTCAGGAAGGTCAAGCGCAACGAGCTGGACCAGAACGAAACCACCTTGCCGCTTGCTGTGATCCTCGACGGCGACGAGACGGCGGCGGACAGCGATCCTGTGTCCCGGCCGCCGACCGCGCCGCGTCTCATGACCATGACGCCGGAGATCTATGTCGTCGTCGCCAATAAGGCGGCGCAGGTCGGCACGGATGTAAACGCGATGCGGGCGCGCGTCATCAACGCTATCGCCAGCGATGCCGAGATCATCGCGCTGACAAAGGACCGCGAGGGCGGGCGCTACGAAGGCGCCGCCTCCGGCCTGTCGCGCGGCCGCTCGATGATGGGAGAAGTGGGGCTCTCCTTCTCGTTCCGATACGTCCTTCGCCCCGGTTCCATCTGATGCCGGCATAGACCGGTTTTTGAAGCTCTCGAAAGGAGACCGACATGCCTGCTTCTCCCAATACGCTCAACTATTTCATCGGCAAGGGCATCATCAAGTTCACGCCGACCGGCGGCGTCCAGCGCGACTTCGGCAATGCGCCGGAGATCGAATTCACGCCGACCATCGAGAAGCTCGATCACTTCTCGTCGCGCTCCGGCGTGAAAAAGAAGGACCGCACCGTCGTCACCGAAAAGGGCGGGACGATCCGCATCGTACTCGACGAGGTGACCCCCGAAAACCTGTCGCTGCAGCTGATGGGCGAAGTGACCACCGCCACCGACGGCACCAAGTCCTTCCGGATCATGAGCGAAGCCGAGATCACCGGCCAGATCGACTTCACCGGCACCAACGACGTCGGCAACAAGATTACTATGCAGCTGCCGAACGTGTCGTTCGGGCCGTCCGGCTCCTTCAATCTGATTTCCGACGAATGGGGGCAGATCGAGCTCACCGGCGACGTGCTGGCGACCGAATACACCGACGGCAGCTCCGACTTCGGCCAGATCACCTTCACCGACGCGGAATAGTTCTGTCCTCACGCGGCTTACCGCGCTCCTGATGGAGCGCGGGCCAAGCACCGCGACGGCCCTCGGCCTTGCGGCCTGACGGCCGTCCGATCATCCACCAAACAAAATAGGAGAGGCCCGCATGGCGGGATTGCTTGATATCGCGGCGGTGACCGAGACCGTCACCATCAACGGAACGAAAGTCGATGTTCCCGGCATCTCGGCAGATGGCATCGCGCACTTGCTGGCACGATTCCCGGAATTCCGCATGGCCATGACCGGGCGCGGCGTTGAAGTTGATCGCTGGATTGAAATCGGCGGCGATGCCGCCGCGGCAATCATCGCAGCCGGCGTCGGCCACTTCGGAGAAACGGAATATGAAGACGCCGCCAGACGTCTCGGCATCGAGGCGCAAGCCGATCTGATCGAGGCCATCCTCAAGGTGACGATGCCGAGCGGCTTCGGCCCTTTCGTCCAAAAGCTGACGGGCGGCCTCAATCTCGTCGGCGGTCAATCAAATATGGCGCCGGCTACGAAATCGCCGAGGGGGTCGAGGCTCTGATCGCCATGGGGCATCCGCCGAGCGCCGTCTGGTCGTACACGCCGCGGCAGATTGCCGGCTTTCTCGATTTCGCATCGGCCCGGTTGAAGCGGGAACAGGCGCGGGATCTGGCGATCGGCTTCTCGGCGGCGCGCGGCAAGCCGCAGGATGTGAAACAGCAGATGAAGGACCTGCAGCGGGAATGACGCTCAAACTCCTCTTCCGGGCCGTCAAGGGCGAATTCGAGCAGGCGCTGCGGGAAAAGTACCAGCCGCTTGCCGAAGCCGGGCAGGAGACGATCCAGGAGATCGCCGACCAGATCAAGACCGCGGCGCGGCAGGATATTGCCTCGGCGGGCTTTTCGAAGCGGTGGCAGAACGCGCTGCGCGCCGACGTCTATCCGAAGGGCAAGGTGTCGCTGAATGCCGCGGCGCTGATCTACCACAAGATCCCTTATGCCGACGTGTTTGAAAGCGGCGCGACGATCAGCGGCAAGCCGCTGTTGTGGCTGCCGCTGAAATCGACGCCGAAGAAAGTCGGCCGCAACCGCATGACACCGGATCGCTTCATGCAGGCGATCGGGCCGCTGCAGCTGGTGCGGCGCGCCGGCGGCAAGCCGCTGCTGTTCGGCAAGATGAGCGTGTCGAAAAATCAGGCCGAGTCCGGCGATTTCGGCAATGTCACCCTGGCGAAGCTGCGCAAGGGTGCGGCAAAGACCGGGATTATCCGGGCGGTCCCGCTCTTCGTCGGCGTCGACAGTGTCAGGCTGCGCGATCGTTTCTCGATCAACGAAATCGTCGATCGGGCGGTCGACCGGATGGGCGAGGTGTTCGTCCAGAAGCTCGAGCGGAAAGACGTCGATTAAGGCTTCATATGAAGAAGATCTTTGCGCTTCGTTCCACCGCTGCCGTATCGCGACCAGCCAAGCAGACAGACCAAATCAGGTGGGTTTTTCCTGATTCCCCAAGGGTCCTTGGCGGTGCGGGTATTAATCTCCACAACGGCTGCTTCGACATCGATTTTGTTGAGTCTCAGCCCAAGCCCCAGCGCGTCCGTCTTTGGGAGTGCCAGTGATGGACAGATAGTCGAGATCAAATAGGCTTCGGCCATTTGATCAAGGAACTGGTCTTGTTCTTGCGAAAAGGCATTCGCCTGGGCCGCGGCGGCAAAAAACGCTGCTGCGAGAATGCAAGTTTTCATTCCCCACCTCCATGCGCGGCGATCATGCCGAAAACAAACGCAATAGTCGAATAATAAAATCGGATTACAATCTATGGCGCGCAAGACGATAAAACAGCGAATTTCGCTCGACGGCGGCAAGGAAGTCGAAGCGCAGCTCAAGCAACTCGGCGCGGCCGGCGAAAACGCCTTCGACAGGATCCGCAAGGCGGCCGTCGGGGCGGATTTCGCCAAGTTCGGGCAAAGCCTCAGTGCCTTCGGCAACAACCTGCAGACGGTCGGGCAGCGCCTGGCGCTCGCCTTTGCCGGCGTCACGACAATAACGACGGCCGCGGCGGCCGGCCTCGCTCATCTTGCTCAGAGCGGCGCCGATGCTGCCGACGCGGCCGGCAAGGCGGCCCAGGCGGCCGGCCTGCAGATCGATGCTTATGGGCGGCTCGCCTTCGCCGCCGAACAGAACGACGTTTCCGCTGAGGCGTTTGGCGCCGCCATGTCGAAGCTCAACAAGGCGATTGGAGAGGCGGCCGGCGGCAGTAAGGAAGCAAAGGAAAAGTTTACCGCGCTCGGCGTGTCGATCACCGATGCCAAAGGCAAACTGCGGCCGACCGAGGAGATCGTGCAGGATCTCGCCGGGGCGTTTTCGAAGATGCCGGACGGCGCCAAGAAGTCGGCGGCGGCTATCGGGCTTCTGGGCAAATCCGGCGCATCGCTGATTCCCTTCCTGAATGAAGGCAAGGACGGGATCATTGAGCTTGGAAAAACGGCCGAACACCTCGGAATCGTCTTCACCGGCGCACAAGCGGAAATTGGCGATGCGATGGGCGACGCCTTGGCCGAAGTCTCGAAAGCGTCGACTGGACTTAGAAACCAAATTGGCCTGCTGTTCGCGCCGACGATAACCGAAGGCGCTATCCGGCTGCGCGACGCGATCACCACCAATCGCGACGCGATCCTGGGCTTTGCCAAGAGCCTTGCCGATACCGCACTGCCGATCGTCCAGGATTTCATCTCGGCGCTCGCCGGCGACGACAAGGCGGTCAAGAATATTTGGGTGCTCGACTGGCGCGACGCGGTTATAGACTTCGGCAAGTCGGCGAAAGCGGCATTTACGGACATCATTGTTCCGGCGATCGCCGCTGTGAAGAAGGGTTTCGACCTCGCCGCCGGCTCGGTCAAGGCTCTTACCGGGATCAACATAAATGGAACAATGTTGGCGATCGCAATCGCCGTCGGCCAGGTCACCGGCGCCTTTCAGCTGTTGCGGTCGGCGATCGGCGTCGCGTTCGCGGCGCTGAGATTGTTTCAAACGAATCCGCTTGTTGCTGCCGTCTCGGTCGTGGCCGGCGGCCTCTTGCTATGGGCGACGCGCACCGATGCTGCCACAGCGGCGATGGAGCGTCACAACGAAGTCGTCGGCAAGATTGAAGAGGCTTACCGCAAAGCCGGATTGCAAGTCGCGAAGATGGCGCAGGATGTGCGCGATCGGCTGCTGATTGAAACCCGCAACGCCTTCAATCAAACGACGGCGGCGCTCGACGCCGCGACGGCTGATCTCAAACAATGGCTGGCGAGCCTTCCCGCCGGCGATGCGCTCCGGCCGATGATTGAGGCCTTTATTCAGGGCAGGAAATCAGTCGAGGAGTTGAACGCCGAGCTCGGCCGTTTCGGCGCGGCTAACCCTGAATTTGGACCGGATATCGAAGATATTCAGAAGCGCGTGACGGCCGTCGCGGATTTGACCGCCACGTTTCGAAAGCAGGGGAACGAGGTTCAACTGCTGCAGGGCACGATGAGCGATGCCGAATTTCAGGCGCGCAACTTCACCGCCGAGCAAAAGGCGATGGCCGCCGCGTCGGGCGAGGCGACGCAAAAGGTCGCCGAAACCAAGAAACAGGTCGAAGCGCTCGGCAAGACGATCACCGTCCATTCCTCGGATGGCGGCAAGCCGGTGCAGCAGACCTTCGACCTGGTCGACGGCGTCGCCAAGGCGGCAGAGGTGAGCAAAGACAGCCTCGACGGCGTTAGCGAAAGTGCGACGAAGGCCGGCGACGCTGTCGGCAAGGTCAAGGATGATATCTCGAACCTGATCATCCATGTGCCCGACGAGCTGAAGGGACAGCCAACGGTCGCCGATGCGATGACAAAGGGGCTGTCCGATGTTCCCGCCGCGGCGAAGGCGGCTGCCGATGGCGTGATCGCCGAGGTGTCGCGGGTGCCGCAGGCGGTATCAGGTGCGATTTCGGGCGGGGTGCAGCAGGGCACCGGCGGCCCGGGTGGCGCCGGCGGCACGGGCGGTGATGGCACACAGCAGCAGGCGCAGCCGACCGGCGGCATTGCCGATACGCTGGCCAAGCCTTTTGAGGAGGCGCGCGACCGGATCGCGGCGGCGCTGACATCCGTGCCGACGGCCGTCACGACGGCGCTGCAGACGGTGCAGGCGGCGGTGGCCGAAGGCGGCGCGGCACTCCGGGCACGTCGACGAGTGACTCCATACCGGCCAGGCTGTCAGTGGGGGAGTTCGTCATCAGGGCGCGGGCGGTGCAGAAATATGGCGCCGAGCTGTTTGCGTTGCTCAACGGCGGTCGGCTGCCGGTCGATTTTTTCGATCGGCTCAAGTTCGCGGCCGGGGGTGCCGTCTCGGCGTTGACTGGCGGTATGAGCATGCCGCGGCTGGTGCCGAAGTTTGCTGACGGCGGGGCTGTTGCCTCCAGCGGCGGCCGGCCGATCCATCTGACCTTCGACGGCCAGACCTATCAGATGATCGCGCCCGAGGATGTCGCCGACCGGCTGGCCAAGCACCAAGGCCGGCAGGGCCTGCGCAAGGCCGGCAAGCAGCCGAGCTGGAGGTAACGGGGCATGGCAAACGAAACCGTTCTCGTTCTGACCGGCATCGGGGTCGCGCCCTATTCGGCGCGCGGCCTCGAGCAGAGCCTGCAGCCGATCGACGGCGCCGGGCAGCTGCGCCGCACCATCAACGGCGCGCTGGTCGATCTTTCGGAGACGCAGCTGCGGAAATTCACCTCGACGATCTCGGGAAGCGACCAGCTTTCGCCGGCCGTCAACGGGATCTGGCCGGGCAAGGTGGTGACCGTCGATTGCATTGCCGAGCTTTGTTACCCGACCTCGGGTGGCGCGCCGGACCGGTCGGTTGTTTCAGGTTCGTCGCGGGTCGAAGGGGCGATGACCTATTACCGGCCGCAGCTGACGATGATGGTCACCGACTGGCAGATCAAGCGGGACGAATACCAGGCGCAGGTCTCCTGGACGCTCGAGCTTGAAGAGGTTTGATATGGGTGCTCTGGCGGAAATGGTGGCCATTCGCGAAGCGATCGAAGAGCGCATGCGCGCGCTGAATATGACCGGCGAAATCAGCGTGACGTCCGGCGGCTCTTCGGCGACGACGTGGGTCGGCCAGCCGAGCGACGATGATGTCATCGTCGAAGTGCGTATTTCCAGAGAGGCCCGGAAGGGCAAGGCTGAATGACCACCTACTATTTCGCATGGGTCGACGAGGCGGACAGCGATTTCGATATCGCTTACCTGCGCGAGGACGAGCAGGTCTTTGCCTTCGAAGTGTCGCAGGCCGAAGGGGAGTTTTCGGCGCTGACCGTCGATATCCGCAATCCCGAGGCCGGGCTGCTCAATCCGTCGCGCAAGCAATGGGCGTGGCTGTCGGCCGATTTCGGCGACACGGCCGGCGGCCAGCCGTTGTTTTTCGGCCGGCTGGTCGGCATGCCCGAGGAGATCATCGGCAGGGCCGTGCGGCTCACCTTCTCCGCCCGGCCGTCCGATTTTGCCGATCGCAAGGCGTCCGCGGCCGCGGCCCTCAAGGTCGCGCCCTACTGGGATCCGGTCTGGGTCACGCCCGAGCTCGCCGACGATCCGGATGCGGTGCTCGAAAGCCGCTCGGCGCTCTGGCATATCGACCGGGTGACGCATGCGGTGACCGCCTCTGACATCCTCGAGGCGGAAGACGGGCTGATCGATCTCGGCGACGACGTGCTGCGCGATTCGATCGAACTCTCCTTCGGCTCGCCGCCGGCGACGAAGATCACCTGCGAGGCGACGATCGGCTGGGACCAGGCGGTGTCAGGCAGCTTCGACCTGAAGGCGGCGCTGCTCGCAGCCTTTGCGGCGGCCGGCACGTCTACTGGCGGTGTCATCTCCTCGTTTACGGGGCAGGGGCTGATGGAGGACTGGCCGGCGCCCGGCGCCAATATCGGCGGCGGCTGGTCGTTCGGGCAGAGTGCGATTACGCGGCTCGACGGTTCCGTGCTGCCGGACGATTTCCAGACGCAGATCTTCACCGGCAACGGATCCTGGGGGCAGAAGGCGAACTGGCCGTGCTGGAAGATGCTGCCGACGCTGATCGTCCGCTACGACGTGTCGCGGACGCGGCGCGAGGTGGTGCGCTTCACGCTGACCTCGGACGCGCAGGCCTTCATCATCGATCCCGACGATTCCGAGCCGCTCGCGGTGACGCTGTCTTCGGACCTCGTCGGCGAACCGGTCGATCCGGGCGAGGCCTTGCCGATCGGCTCGCGCCGGCGCCGCGCCTATTTCCCGACGACACGCGGACGGCAATCGCTCGATTATCTCGTCGCCGTCTGCCGGGCGAGGCTTCGCGGCCGGGCGCGCTCGGTCGAGATCAAAGGCGAGACGCGGTTGTCAAACGGCGCCGGCTTCTCCTGCCGCAAGGCGATCCGCATCGAGGACCAGCGGCTGCCGGGAGGATCGGCGACCGGCAAGATCATTTCCTATTCGCTGAAGATGGACGGCGACAGCGGCGAGGCGCTCGCCTCCTTCGTCATCGGCTGCTCGGTCGGCAAGGGCAACCCGGTCTCGGATGCGACGGGAACGCCGACCTATGTCGAGGACGGTTATGTCGAGACCGGCTGGCAGCGCTACGAGGGAGCGTCGTCCTCGGTCGTTTCCGGCGAGGTGACGGTGTCCGACTATTCCAATATTCCGCCCAATGACGACGGCCTCGACTTCGACCACCTGACGCAAGCGCAGGTGCTGGATTCGATTACCGTGTTCAACGGCGAAACGGAGCAGCGGGCGCTGATCAACGCGTTCCACTCGTCCTATTCGGAAGTCGCCGCCGCGCTCGATCAGGCTTACACCGAGGTCGATCTGAAGCTGAAGCCGATTTCCAAGGGGCCATTCGAGACGGTCTATGACATCACCGTCAGCGATCTGGCTCTCCCCAAAACCATCGATCTGGAAGCAGCCTGATGGCCTCGTTCGGAATTGCCAGCGGCAATATCTTTCACAATGGCGGCGGTGACGACGGCGAGCGCTTCCTTGCGCGACTGCTCGCCCGCAAGCCGAGCGAAGACCAGGATGCCGAGGCCGAGGTGCGCTGGGGCAAGGCGTCCGATTTCGTGTCGGCGCTGACGGGGCGGAAGTATCTGCCCGTGATCTCGATCATCAACTGGCCGGACTTCCCGGGCAATGACGAGGACGACAAGGAAGAGCCGGTCATCGACTGGCAGGAGCTGGCGCGCACGACATCCGACGTCCGGGTCGAGAACCCCGACGACAGTGATCAATACGTGATCGTGCAGCGGGTCGAGACGATCACCTTCCAGACGCCCGAGGGAAAACGCATCCGGTTCATTTTCAATAACGCTGCAGCGGAGGAGGGCTGATGCCGGGAACGGTCGACAATCCTGTCGTTCTCGACCCCTTCCGCACGATCATCGAGGTCGGCTGGAATTTCGTCACGCACATCGCGGTCAAGGTCCGGGTCGTCGTCGATAATCTGGGCGGGCATACATCGGAACCGCTCGACGTGCCGAATTATGAAGACATCACCGTCACAATTCCGGATGCCGACTGGGGCCAAACCTGGCTTATCGTGCCGGCCGACTATGCCGCGCACCTGCTTTTTGTCGGGTCCGACGTTTATCAATCGAGCTATCAGCAACTTTTCGGGAAAGACATTCACACCGCAAGCGCCTGGAAAAAGAACTCCAGTTTGCCGGAGGGCGGAAGCTGGATCACGCTCGATGACGATGATTACACTTATACCGGCTTGCCCGACATGGAGGCCACGGGGCCGGTGAATATTCAGATGCTCGCCAACAGCCCGGCTTACACGCCTCCGGTCACAGGATGGCAAGCCGAAGCGGGCGGCGCCGGCGACGGAATGCATATTCCCGGCGACGAAACCAAGATCTTTGATCAGGTTCCAAACCCGTCATGGCGGTTTTATTTGAATGCAATCTGGAGCGAAAGCCCATATTGGGCGCGCGGCCCGGGATCGTCGAAAGGTTACGGCGGTTATACGTCGCCCGTTGAAACGGACATCATCAACAAAGTCTTCTCCGACGCGACTTTCACAATCACCCACAAGAATCAGAATTACCGGCCGGTAGCGTCGTACTTCGTGCCAGGCGAACCTGACCTATGGGTCCTGCTGGAAAAACAAACCTCATGAGCGCGCAATGATCACCTATCGCACATCGGGCGCCTGGGGCGCCGGCAAAGGCTCCAATCTGACGCCGGCCGAGGTCGACGAGAATTTCAACGATCTCGACGGCCGGGTGAGCGAGCTCGAGGGCAATCCGCCGACAGCCAACCAGATCGCCGACATCACCCAGGTCGGCGATCAGATCACGATCGTCATGGACGATGCGTCGACCTTCGGGCCGTTCACGCTGCCGCGGTCGCTGTCGCGGCCGTCGATCACCACCGCAGTCTCCGGCCTGACGCTGACGCCGGACCCGACGCAGATCGGCTGTTATTTCCGCTGCACCAACGATTCCGGCTGCGAGGTGACGATCAGCGACGTGCCGTCGGCCTTCCCGGTGGATTCCGAACTGTATTTCCGCCAGGAGAGCGACGAGCCGATCTCCTTCGATCCCGGCAGCAGCGTCACGCTGAATATCCCGACCGGATACAATGCCTTTTCCGCCGGCAGGGGCGCGGTCGTCGTCGCCAAGAAGGTCGGCACGCTGACCTGGGATCTCTACGGCGACCTGGAACCATCAGGCGGCGCGAGCGCGGCCCCCTTCGAACTGATCGTCGCGGCGAGCGACGAAACGACCGACATCACCACCGGAACCGCCAAGGCGACCTTCCGCATGCCCGACGGCGTGACGCTCACCGCTGTCAGGGCCTCGCTCACCACGGCCTCGTCATCCGGCGTCGTCACGGTCGATATCAACGAGGGGGGCGCGTCGATCCTCTCGACCAAGCTCACGATCGACGCCAGCGAGAAGACGTCGACGACGGCGGCGACCCCGGCCGTGATCTCGGATGCATCGCTCGCCGACGACGCGGAAATCACCATCGACATCGACACGGCAGGCACCGGGGCGAAGGGCCTCAAGGTGGTGCTGATCGGAACACGGACCTGACCGATCATGAGCTTCCTCGTCAATTCCTATCGCTTCGGCGGCGTGGCCGGTTCGGTGGGCGCGTCATTGGGTCTGGGAACCGCAGCGGGTGTTGGTGTGGCCGCATACGCCGCCGTTGGCGCGGCGTCCGGGGTTGGCGCTGCATCCGGGGTCGGCGCGTCAGAGGCGGCGTCGGTGGGTGCGTCAGCCGGCTTAGCGACCAGTGCGGCCACTGGCGCCAGCGAAGCGGCATCTGTTGCTTCGGCTGCGGGCAGTTCGACATCTGAAGCCGTAGCGCAGCTTCCCGGTGATGGAGTCGGCTCCTCCACTGGAACCGGCACAGCACAGGCTGTCGGTGCATCCAGTGCGGACGCGACTGCCAGCGCTGCTGGTGCCGCCGCAGCTTCCAGCGTCGGGCGTGCTACCAGTGCAGCAGATGCCAGTGCCAGCGGCACAGGATCGGCCTCTGCGGTCGGTGCCGGGATCAGTTCGGCGGATGGAAGCGCGGCGGGCGTCGGCGCGGCCTCGGCAGTCGGCAGTACCCCCAGCTGGCAGACAAACGCATCCGCTTCACTCACGACAAACCAAACCGGTTGGACTGCCCTCACTCTGCGTCAGCAGATTTCGTCCTCGCAGATATCCAACACTGGCGGCTCGAAGGTACGTATCACTCTCAAGGCGTCGACGACTGCCGGCTGTGTCGTGGGTAAATGCTACATTGGCCATAAGGCCGCTAGCGGCGATGCGTATGACTTCGAGTCGACACCTACGCAAATCACGTTCGACGGCGGAAATGCAGGTGTTACGATTGCCACAGGCGGGACGAAGCTCAGTGATGAGATAAACTTCACGGTTCAAAACGGGAAGGATCTGATCATTTCGATCTACTTCAGCGGAGGCAGCGCCATTTCGAGAGCTGCTACCCTGACAGGTTGGCAAGGTTACTCGAAGGCTGGTGACGATGCGGTAACCGTCAATGCAACCGGGTACACTACCCAGGGCGCCGCTAACTGCATAACGCTCGTCGAGTCGTTGGTCTAGGCGCACGCTTAACCCTGAAATTACCGAAACCCCAGAAAAATCTTCTACTTAGAGGAAAGGACAAGTCATGTCTAAGGGCAATACTTTCGAAAACGATCTGCTGAAGCTGATCTTCAATGCAACAGCGATCGCAAACATCGCCGACAATGCCGGATCATCGCCGTTGACCAATCTCTATGTGTCGCTGCACACCGCGGATCCTGGCGAAGCCGGCGACCAGACGACCAGCGAGGCGACTTACACCTCTTATGCTCGTGTCGCCGTCGCGCGCACTTCCGGCGGCTGGACGGTCACCAATAATTCGGTATCGCCGGCCGCGAATATCGACTTTCCGGCCGCGACGGGTGGCACCAACACGATCACCCATTTCGGCATCGGCACGGCGTCGTCGGGCGCGGGTAAGCTCCTGTATTCCGGCACCGTCACGCCGAACATCTCGGTATCCAGCGGCGTCACACCTCGCCTGACGACCGCATCGACCGTCACCGAAGACTGACCGACGGCGTCGATCCGCGCGAAGCGATCGACCTCTCGGAATAGGAGCGTCCCCATGAAACTGATTGCCGGATGGCGACGGGTGCTTCTCCGCGCGTGGAGCATTCGACTGCTGCTCTTGGCCGGCGCTCTGTCCGGCCTCGAATTCGCGCTTCCCTACCTCGACGGATATCTGCCGCTGCCGCCGCGCCTGTTTGCCGGTCTGTCCGGCCTGACGGTAGCCGCCGCCTTCGTCGCCCGCATCGTTGCACAGAAGGATTTCGACAATGGCAAGTAGACTGAGAAAGGCCGGCTATGGCCTCACCGTGGCGGGCGCGCTCGCGGTCGGGTTCGTCGGCGGCAAGGAAGGCGTCAGCACCAAGGCGTACCGCGATATCGTCGGCGTTCCGACCATCTGCTTCGGGGAGACCCGTGGCGTGAAAATGGGCGATACCGCCACGATGGACGAATGCAAGGCCATGCTCGGCGACGCGCTCGTCGAATTCGAGGGCAATATGCGGGCCTGCCTCACCAACCCGGACAAGATCCCCGACAAGCCTTATGTGTCCTTCCTGTCGCTGTCCTACAACATCGGCAGCCACGCCTTCTGCGGCTCGACGGTCGCACGCAAGGCGAATGCCGGCGATCTCGTCGGCGCTTGCAACGCGATCCTGGCATGGAACAAGGCGGGCGGCCGGGTGATAAACGGCCTGACGCTTCGCCGGCAGGAAGAGCGCCGCATGTGCCTCGAGGGCGTGTAGATGGGGTCGTCAATCCTCGCCTTCCTGCTGCGCACGATCGGCGTCGGCGGCTGCGCCTTCCTTGCCCTCTACGTCTACGACTGGGGCCTGCCGGGTGCGGCGCGCATTCCCTACCTGTCTAGCATTCCGATCATTGGCGACCTGACGACGGGCAGGGCGCATTCCTACGCCGCCGACCAGGTTAAGGTCGCCACCGCGGCGCAGAAGGCGCAATGCGACGCGAGGCTGGAGAAAACGGTCTCGACCTTCCAATACGATGTCTTGGCCGCGCAGCTGGCCGAGGAGCGCAAGAGACGCCTGATCGCCGACCTGCTGACCACCGAGGCGTCGAAGCGCGCCGAGGCGGCCGTGCGGGCGAAATCGGCGGCAGAGGCCGAGCTCGAGGCGCGCATTGCGGCCGATAACGGCGCAGACGGCGGCAGATGGACCGAGGAGGACCTGAAATGGGATGGAAAACACTGATCTTCATCCCGCTTGCTTTGCTCCTGATGAGCAACAAGGGTTGTCAGGCGATCGACGAGCGGGCGAGCTCGGCAGCCGAAGCAAAGGGGCGTACGGCCGCGGCCGTCGACTTCCCGCCGCTTCCTGCTGCGTGCACGGCACATGTCGACCGCGTCCGGCCGAAGGTCGGCGAAAAATTCCGCTGGATCCAGAGCCGCTGGGAAGTCACCGCGGACAATCGCGATCGGCAGGCTGACGACTGCGCCGCGTGGGGACGCGACATGAAAACTCGCTACGGCGGCGGGCCGCGGTGATCAAACGGCCGGCGTCATCCTGCGCCAACAGGATACGCCGACCTCGCCACACGATCGGCAGGGATCGCCATGGCTTGCGGGGACACTACCTGCCGGTGCTTCCCGGACGGTTGACATATTCAGTCGAAATTTAAGCAGAGGCAGGGCTAAGGGGAATGGCAGAGGTCACCGATATGAGTGCGAACGGCAACGGAATGGAGCCCATCTTGAATGTGGCTCGATTATCTGAGCGAGTGGAGAACCAGGGTAAGGATATCATGGATCTCCGGTCGAACATGAATTCCGGGTTCCAGGGCGTCAATGCGAACATCACCGCCCTTTCCAGTGAACTCCGCAGCAGCAGCAAGACGCACTGGCCTGCCATCTGGGCGGCTCTCAGCGTCGGAATGAGCATCCTCGCCGGCCTCGGCTTTTTGTCGCTGCAGCCGATCAAGGACAATACGAACCGGCTCGAAAACGCCATGGTTCGCCTGGCCGAAACGACCGTTTCCCAAAAGGAGATGGAATGGCGCACACAGCGGGGCGCCGAAGATCGCAAGCGCCAGGACGATGCCCTGGTCGATCTCAGGGCGAGTTCCGTCACCCGCAACGAATGGAGCGAGCGAAATCACGCCCGCGACAACGAAATCGCCGAACTCAGCCGCCGCATCGACGAGCTGCGGCAGGAAGTCGGATCGGTCTACGGGACGCGCGATGTCATCGTCGACCTGAAGCGCCAGCTGGACACATTGCGTCAGCGGGTGTTCGAATCCAGAGGCGACGGCCGCGGCGCGCCCGAGTGAGCGACATCAGGCGCTGTTCCAAGCCTCGACCGCCCGCCAGGTCTCGTGCTCGAGCTGGCGGGCGGCATCACGAAAGAACCTTTCCATCGTCTCGATGGTGATCTCGTCTCCGCATTTTGCGCAGGAGATCCGCGCCGTGGCGTCGTGAACCACGCGCGCCTTGCCGCCGCAGCCGCATTTCCTCAGGCGCGGCGTGGTGTCGTCCGTTCTCATCGGCTGCCACCGCATCACTCTTCCCCCAGATATGACCCAAATCGCAGCTTTCCGGATTTCGCTCCGCATGCGCTGCATTTCAGATGGGGCTCGATCTCGCTGATCAGCGCCTGGCGAAAAGCCGCTGGCAGGCTGTCCCTCGCGAATTCCCGCATCTCGCCACAGGCGGTGCATTCCGCCATGATATCGAGGTGCGCCGGCGTGACGTTGAAATAGCCGGGCGTCCAGTCCCTGATCGCGCGAAAGCGGCGCCGCGTCGATTTTCCTGGTGTCTCAAGTTTGGTCATGCGTCATCGTCCCCGCGTGAGGTCCCTTTCTGCCGCATGTGTCGTGAGCGCTCCGCCCGAGCGAAGTTGCTAATATGTTCTCATCGGCGGGCGAGTCAAGTCGCTACCGAAGTTCACTTGGCCGCTTCTTTAACGATCTCGGCGATCTCTAAAGGCAGGAAGCCAGATTTAAGCGGGCTCTTGGATGCCAACTCTGTCAGCGCCCACCGTGCGGCGGCGAGATGGATCGGCCGGATAGGGCTCTTGCCGCTCTCAATATCCTGGTAGCTGCGAAACGCCATGCCCATGGCTGCCGCGAATTCTGCCTGCGTAAGGGCGGCGCCGGATCGATAGTATTTCAGGATGTTTTCGCCCGTCATGGTCGTCGTCATTGAAGCGATCCCTCAGGTTTGCTATATCTTGGGAACCGGAGGGGTGGCTAGACCCCTCCGGCCCCCAGTTACCGGCCGATGGAGATTGTCAGTCTCCACTTGCCGAACCGGACTTGGAAGGTGAGCTTGACGCTCATGGTAGCCTCCAGTCCTCCCGAAGCGGGATTGCTTCGGTAAGATTGTTATGCACGAAAACCGTGCTTAACGCAAGTGGAAAAGCACGAAAACCGTGTTTATTTTGCCGTCTGGAGCGATCCGGGCGGCTTTTCTATTTTTCATGTCAGGGTAGTGGCGTTAATTGCGCTTGCGGCTGGCGATGATCTTGCGCCGCAGGCGATCGAAGTCGGCGATGATATCAATGAGCTCCGGATCCTGCACATCGAGATCGCCAGGAGCAAAGGAAGCTATGATGCGCGCGATGATTTCCGCGGTCATCGACCGGTCATTCGCCTCGGCCGCCGCTTCAACGCGCTTTTTCAGTTCTTCAGATATTCGTAACCTAAAATATAAGTCGTCTTTCGCCATGCCCCACCGATGCCACAAAGAGGGGTTGACCGATATGCCACCACGATGCCACCAAATGATAATGCTTATCCGAGGTTGAGCGTGGTTAACGAAGCGCATCATCTCCCGATAGTGCAGGCAGGGATGAGAAAACGACGCGGCCGGTGCAGGCCCTTGGGCCGGCCGCGTCGGGCGAGGACATGATCTAAGGGAAATGAGACATGCAGAGCGATGCAAGACGTGACGGCAGCGCCGGCGCGAACGAGATCATCTGTCGCTATCGCAGAGGAATGCTTGCCGGAGCAGCCGCGATAGCGGCGGCGGCTCTGACTTCCCGCCCGTCGGCCGGGCCGCACGACGGAACATTACGCTACCTGCGCGGAGAATTTCTGCGCGTGGCCGATCGCATGGCGGCGGCCGCAGACAAGGACCGGCAGGCCCTCTTCGGCGAGATGGTGAGGATCGCCGGCGCCATGGCGGTGATTCCGGCAGGAGGAGGCGAAGCGCGGCGGGCCAAGGCGGAAATCGCCGCCTGGTCGACGCGGGACGGGATCGGCACGATCAGGCTGCCCGGCGAGCTGGTGACGGCGTTGAACGGATAGGAGTGCGCGCGGCAGAGATAATGAATATGGGTCAATTGCTTTTTAAGCTGTTGCTGATGTCATGGCGGCATGACAAAGCCGCCTCGCAAGCCCGCCAAGCCGCTGCTCGGCGATGCCGACGCGCCGCTCCGAAGCCGGCCGCGCCGCCGGCGCGATCCCGCCCAGCCGAACTTGTCCTTCGACCCCATGCCGTCGCGCGTCGATCCGTGCCTGGCGCTATTGAAGCCGCGGCCGCCGAAGGGCCGGCAGTGGGCTTTCGAGGTGAAATGGGACGGTTACCGCATCGCCGTCCACATCGAACCCTCGGGCGTGCGCATCCTGACGCGCGGCGGCCATGACTGGACCGATCGCTTTCCGGCGATCGCGGCCGAGGCAAAGCGCCTTCCGATTTCGACAGCGATATTGGATGGCGAAGCCGTCGTGTTCGACGAGCAGGGCCGGTCAGACTTCGGGCGGCTGCAACAGTCGCTTGGCGGCCGCGGCGGCAAGCGGATGTCGCGGGAAGCGGTCTTCATGGCGTTCGACCTTCTCTATTTTGACGGCCATGACCTCACGGAAACGGAACTCACCGCACGGCGCCATCTCCTCGAGGGGCTGGTGCCTGCCGGCGGCGAGGATGCCATTCGACTGTCCGAGGAGATCGAGGCGGATGGGGATGTGCTGCTGCGCATCGCCTGCGAGCATGGGCTGGAGGGGATAATCGCGAAGGACCGCAACAGCTCCTATCGCAGCGGGCGGTGGGGCGACTGGCTGAAGATCAAATGCATCCAGAGCGATGGTTTCGCGATCGTCGGCTACCAGCGCTCAAGCTCGGCGTTCGGGAATATCGGCGCGCTGCTGCTGGCTGCTCGAAAGGGTGCTGATTTGGTTTACGTCGGATCGGTCGGCACGGGCTTCAAGGCAGACGAGGCAATGAAGCTGCGCGCGATGATGGACAAGCTCAAGGCTGCCCGGCCTGCGGTCAGATATGCCGGCCGGCGCAAGAACCTTGTCTGGATCAAGCCGACGCTGGTTGCGGAGATCGAATATCGCGCCTGGACGCATGACGGAAAGCTGCGGCACGCGTCCTATAAGGGCCTGCGCGATCGGGCGGACAATGCGGCGGTTTATCAGTTGGAGTGATCCCATCGGAACTTGATGGCTTCCAGCAGCGCCTGGCGCCGCTTCATCTCCGAACCGTCGCCATAGACCGGCCGACCGAATTCATGGCCCATCAGGTCGGCCTGCATGCGATCTGAGACGCCGGCGTTCTCGATGCGGTCCTGGAAGGTGTGGCGGAACGAATAGAGTGTGTGCTTGCCGCCGGCCGGCCGCAGGCCTTCCTTCTTCATCATCTTGTTGATCAGCGCCGAGGCGACATCGGCCTTGTCCTGATAGCGCGGGAAACCATCGGGGTATTGCTTCGCGGCCCATAGGGCGATGCCGACGAGGGGGATGCGGCGGATGGAGTGCTCGGTCTTCTGGCGGCGATCGGTGCGCTCGGCGACCTCGACATGCGGCACGTCGTCGTCGAGCCGGATGTCCTGCGGGCGAAGATTGCAGACCTCGCCAAGCCGCATGCCGGTTTCGATCATAATGTAGACGATGCAGCGGGCGTCGAGGTTCATTGTCTCCAGCGCGCCGTTGGCGAGGATCCTGGACTGGACCCAATCGACCGAGAACGGATGCCGCTTCTTGAGCTTGTTGGCGTTAGTCTCCTTGATGCGGCTCTTCGTCCACACTTCCTTGAAGTTGGTGTGCAGGGCGTCGTCGATGACGGTCAGCATGCCGAGCATGTCGCTGAAGCTGCGGTTCGCTGTATAGGCCCTCAAGCCTTCCGCCTTGACCTTCTGCGTCCACCAGGTGCGGTAGCGCAGGACGTCGGCGCGGGTGATCTTGCCGAGTTCGAGATCCGTCAGCTCCTGCTTGGCGTATTCGATGGCCCTCAGGCGCGAGTTCTTGTGCTTGCGCAGCTGGTCCGGCGACATGCCGGTCATTCCCGCCTCGTTGTGTTCCTCATAGAGCTGCCAGACGTCGCTAAGCCGCGGCGCCGGCTCGCCGGCGGTGCCCATCACCGCATCGACGATCGTCTCCGACTGATCGAATGCATCTTCGGCGATCGCGATGCGCCGTTCGAACTCGCCGAGGTCGGCATCTGCGACGTCGGTGGCCGGCTTGTATGTGAAGCCGAGCGACTGGGCGGCCTTCAGGGCAGCCTCGTAGCGCGCGATAGACGAATCCTTGCCCTCGCCGTGCAGCAACGCGCCCCATAGGGTCTCGAGCGCCTGGTGGACGGCTTCCGCCCGGCTGAGAGCTTCCTTGTGGTTTTTCGTCTTCAGGGATTGTTTGACGTGAACGCGGCCGTCGAGCGGCACGACCTCGACCGGCACGCGTCTATAGTAGCGGTATATGCCGCTTGTCGGATGCTTGATCACGTATTTCGAGATGTCGTCTGTAGCCATAGGTCGGGCATCCTGTTGGCTTGCGCGGTACGATGTAGGACAAAATGTATCCCAAAATGTAGCCAAAAAAACAAGAGGCAGCGGAACATGTTCCGCAGCGCGACGCGTTCCGCTGTTGTCAAGATATTGAAAAGGCTAGAAAAATTAAAGGCCGCGCGGTTGGCGCAGCCTTGGAAAATTTGGCTCCCCGGGCCGGATTCGAACCGGCGACCTGTCGATTAACAGTCGAATGCTCTACCGCTGAGCTACCAGGGATCACTGCTTGGCGCGGTGTGAGTGGGCTAATACAAATGCTTGCCCGATTTGCCAAGCGGTTTTTTCAAAAAAATGAAATGAACTTGTATTTGGGTAGCCTATGCCCATCTCTGGGAAATGACAAATCGGAATGATCGCCAGGGCGCGGGCAGCGATAAGCGCAAGGTGCGGGCACGGCGCTTCGGCATCGATCACGCAAGCCACAGGCTTATGCTCGGCGCCTTCAGCATTGGAATGCCGCGTTCGCGCGTTGGGCGTATGACAATCGGCGTGGCCCTCGTCTTGTGTGGATTCCTGGGCTTTCTCCCGATTCTGGGTTTCTGGATGCTGCCGCTCGGCCTCCTGGTGCTCTCGCATGATCTTCCGGTAGCGCGCAGGCTTCGGCGCCGGCTGGCGGTCTGGTGGCACAGGCGGCGAAGGCCGGCCGGATAACGGTGAACGCCGAAGAGCCCGCCCACGGTGATCGCTTTTCTCGTTGTGGTTTATGGAGCTCCAAACGTGCCACGATCGTCCGCGGGGTGAGGTGATGAAGGTATTCTTGATTGTCGTCCTGTCAGCGGCGGCGATTCTTTCGGCAGGGGCGGCCGGAGCCCAACCTGTCGACAGCCGCGGATTTGACGCCAGCGGTATCTGCCGCCGTCCGGAAGGCTGCGTCATCGATCAAGGCCAGGGCGGCGGCTATAGCGGGCCTCGCAACTATCGCAATTTTAACGGCCGCAACGAGCGCGACGGCGACAACGACCGGGGCCGGGACGAACGCCGCTACCGCTCCCGGAGCAGGACCTCGCTTGCGACTGTCAGCAACGTTGCCTGAATGGGCCATGCCGGCTGCCGGGATCGAGACGTATGAATCCCGGCGGTGGTCCTAATTCGATCTCAGTTCGCTTTCCTCGAAAATCCCGCCATGGCCGGGATCGAGGTCGGTCGCCATCAACAGGCTGCAGGCGGCGAGAAGCAGAACGAGCTTCAGCCCATAGGTGATCATCGAGATCGGCCCCCGACGAGCCGGCGGGACGCGCGAGGGCGCGATATAGTACTGGTAATAGAAATGGGGATCATTCGTTTCCAGCAGGTTCTGGTAGACATGCGGCGGAATGTCGGCATGTCTCACCGGCGCGGAACCAGAGAACTTTACGCGGAGATCGCCGGTTTCGGCATCATACGCGGCACGTCCCTGCTTCGACTTAAGGGCAGCCCATTCCATCAGCAGCTCCTTCACCCTCCCAGGGCGGAAGATGGCAGGCAGACGTTCGAAGTCAAGTTAAGAGTTCGTTCGAATGCTGTTGTTGGTTCGAAGCAGGGCACGATCGCCAAGAGGACGTTTCAGCCTAAGGCCGGACCTGTTCCGCGATCGAAAAATGGTCTTGTCGGCTGCCGGGGAATGGCGTTTTTGCAAAATGCCCTCTTGCGATTTCCTTACGATCATTCTAAACGCTCGCCACGGCTCAGATAATGAGCATGTGAGGCCTCGTGGCGGAGTGGTGACGCAGAGGACTGCAAATCCTTGTACCCCGGTTCAATTCCGGGCGAGGCCTCCAACGATTTTGCCACCAAAAACAAAGGCTTAGCGCGTCATAGTCGTCAGATTGACCCTGGCTGCATGTCGCATATGTTGCAATAAATTTTCCTTTATTTTCAACGATTGTCAGACGCTCCCGGCAGCTCCACGCGACATGCATGCGACATGCGCGCGACATACAAATCGGAGCTAAACTCAACTGTCACCTCCCTTTTCGGGCAATGGACTTTCTGGCATCCTGCCGGCATGCCCGCGCCATCCAAGAAATTAAAGCTCCGCCCCGTCCTGGTGGATAATCCCTACTTCTCCCGCTCCCATCCGGCCGATGCGACGAACCCTCGCGAGGTCGTCGCAATGATAAACGTCCGGGAAAGTGCCATCACGACAATGGCGGCGAGAGGTGTTCTCGATGCTGCTCAGGTCGCCGCCGCGACTCGCTTTCGGGCCCTGTGGGAATCAATGGGCGGCAAGGGAGCCGGCGCTATTGATTACGGCAAGGAACATGTCGACGGCGGCAAGGCGCGCGACCCGATCACCGAGAGAGAGGTCAACGCGGGCAAGGAGCTGGCCCGATGTCGGGCTCTTCTAGGCGCTCGCTTATACGGACTGGTCTCCGCCGTCGCCGGCGAGGGGTTTGCGCTGACTGAAATTTTTGAAGGAAAACGGGAACGGCTCACAGCGGCGGATATGCTCCGGATGGGGCTGGACGATCTCGCTGAACTCTGGAGGCTAGCTACCGGCCGTTAATGCCCGCCTTGCCTCCCACCGGGGCCGACGGCGCGCTTCATCGATCAGGCCGGGGCAATATGCTCCGCACCTAACATCGCGCGCGTGCGGCCTTCTATTTGCCGCCGCCCAGGAGCTGTTCAAGTATAAGCGGGACGAAGGCGGTTTCACCGGATGGCTTGCGACCCAGTTGCCATTCATCCCGCAACGTTCGGCCTATCGGTACAACCTGAGACGGCAAAAATCACCATTAAATCCCAGGGTAGTTTCGGTGTCCTCGGTCTGATACGTTTGTGGATGTCTGCCTTACCAATCCAACAGCGCAACAGTGGAGATCGTCATGACCGATAATTCTAAGACTCCTCCCGCAAAGAAGACAATCCAAGACCCGCCGGAATACGGCGCTGCCGCCGGCGAAAGCAAGTCTGGTAGGGGAAAGCCTCCCGAGCAGCCTAGCGGCGGGACCGAAGCAGCTCCTTCCGAGGCACCTCATGTTATCAGCGGCGGGATTGGTGGCGAGCAAGCCACTTATCAACAAAACGGGCAGAGCTATCAACAAAACGGGCAGAGCTATCAGCAAAACGGGCAGAGCGATCGTGGTCGTGTTCCCAACGACTGGGAGAGTGGTCCAACAGGCTCGGGGAAATCTGCGGCGCAGGGCGAAGGGGCAAGAAACCCCCAAACGGGCGAACGAATTGCAAGGAACCCTCAACGCTCACAACCCCCAGAAGTGGATCAGCAGGAAGGCGGCGGTCCGGACGTAGGTTGACCCCTCTCGCCAAACTCTGGCGGCTGGCTACCCGGCGCTGATGCACGTTTCGCCGGCCTGCGGAGCCCCACGGCGCGATTCGTGGGTGACGCCAGGGAAAGATAGCGGCGGGAGGAATCGGGTCATAGGGCCGCCCTCTTTGGCGAGGTTCTTGTGGGTATGCGATACCCCAGTGCCCTGTGTTGTTCGCCGCCCCTCTCAAGCCCGACCGCCGCAAGCGCACCAGATGGGTGGCCGAGTGGCACACTCTGGTTGAGAACCCGACTATTCTCCCGCCTACCGCTAGGCCAACGAGCGCCGGCAATGCTATGACCGACAAGGCCAAAGCGGAGAGATTCATGCGCTGTGTAGCGAATTATGAAATAACTTCCGGTGTCTCGGTGGTCACCGATGATCTTGTGCTGACCATCAAGGATCCGCGCGGATCTTTCGAGGCGCGCATCAAGAATATCGCGCGTTCAGAGTATACGACGCCCTTCTTGCTTTCCCTTCACCTCTACTTCGAAGCCTCCAGCTTGAACGAGGCCAGCGACGTTGCCGACGACCTACTGGCGAACTGCCTGAATATGCTGGCCTTTACTACGGGCTCCAGCTTTAGGAAGCACAGGATCCGGCAGATCGTGGATGCTGAACCTGCCCAGGGAGCGATGAGGGACGTCCACTTGTGGAGCGATGTCATTGAGCATGATGACCCGCAACCCTTCCTGCAGCCAGAGCATGCAGGCTCTATTGAGCGCTTGCTGGAGTTTGACGTTCCGCCAGCAATACGACGCGCGCTCCGCTGGTACAGGCTAGGGATTCATGCGGGCTCGCCGGATGACCAGTTTACCTACTTCTGGTTCGCCCTCGAGATCGTTGCCGAGTTTCAGAAGCCGACCGCGAAGGTTCATGACAAATGCCCTCACTGTCAGTCAGCTCTCTACTGCGAGAAATGCGAAAAGCACCCGGAGCATAGGCCCTATGCGAAACAGGCCATCCGGGCGTTGATGATGGCGGCAGATGCGGAGTGTGACGAAGCGACCGTGGACTTGCTCGACAAGACCCGGAACAGCCTTATGCATGGGGCAACGCTTCGGGAAATTGAAAGCGCGCTACCTGATCCACACGAAAGCGTAGTCGATATCTTGGGAAAAATCCTGTTCAACGCCCTCGTCAGACAGTTCCCGAAGGAGGTTGTTAACGGCGCATACATGGGCCTCCCCTCGACTTATTTGCACTACAAAGTCAATGCGTACGGCCATCTCCGGACCGTTGTCCCTTTGGATCAAGAGGGCCATTTTGATCTTGAATTCAAAGGGTTCAAGATGACGATGGTGCCGCCCGGGCCGCCGCAGAGCGCTCTGCCGTCACAGATCAGGATGACGCTCGAGCAGTATGACCGGCTACGTAAGCTCAGCTATTCACCCGGCGACCACCAAGAGATGGTCAATCGCATCCGGGTCCAGGAGCACGACGGCTATGTCTACGGGCTTGTGCTGGCAACGGACACGGCACGAATCCGAGGGGCATTGGAAAAAAAAGAAGAAGGGATATGGCAGAATCTATTCCGTGAGATCTTGGACCCAGTTGGTCCAAAGGAAGTCTAATACATAACATTCGCTCACGGGCGGGGTTTTGGCGGGCTGTTGCCCCGCCTCGCCGCCAACGGGCGCTTCGGGCGTATAGCCGCACGAGACTGAGAAGTGACGCTACGTTTACGGTTCCCATGCGAAAGTTGAGCGTGTTAATTGGGGGAACTGCGATGGCAACACAATTCCAGTCGGCTGCTCGGCGCAGCTATTGGTTCAGCATCCTTTTCAGCAGCCTTGTCGATTTCGTAGTCGCATTCGTTATCGCGCTGTTCTTCGATAATACGGCCGGCCAAGCTTTTATCGTGGCGCTGATCGCAATCGCGGTGTTGTACATTTTCCAGCTGCTCTACGCGCTGCTAGGCGTAATCAAGGTTGCGATCTTGTTCTACTGGTTCGACAAGAAGAAGCGGGTCCAAGCGACGGTGGATGAGATGATCGCGCGGAGGATGCCGAAGCCGGTGCGCTTCTATGCCGACGCCAGCGAGTATCTGCTGAGTGTTGTTAAATCGGACACAGCTAACAATGACGCGAAGCTATATGCCGGCGCAGCGCTTGGCAGCATCGACACCTTACGGGCCACCAACCATAGCTATCAGCTGATCAATCTGGGTTTGGTTTTGGAGGAGGCGATCAAGGAATATGGACGCCTTGTTGGTTTCGTCTGGGAGGATGGTTCGGATATCGCGCCTGAAGACTTGGCTGAAATCGAACGTTAAACGCAAGTTCTGTCAGCCGCATGGCGGCGGGGCATAACGGGACCACCCGAATCGGCATCTAAGCAAGTAGATGATCGCCCGCAACGCAATATCGTCATCGCCAGCGGCAAGGCGGAGGAGGTGGCCGATCAGCGCGGCTTCGAGCTTCACGGCACCGACGTTCAACTCCCGTCGATAGTATCGCCTCAACGTTTTCTCAGAGACACCCAAAACCCCGCAAATCTGCGCCTGGGATACGGCCTCTCCAGCGAGGATCTCGACAAGACGCCGGTGCGTTGCAGTCGGTTGATGCGCGGGTCGTCCGCCGGTGCTTTTTGGCGCTTCCATGATAGGCGGGAAAAACCCTTGCGTGGACGATATTCTGCCCGCGAGAAAAAATCTGCGGATGGGGGGGCACGCGGGTTCTTTTGCCGGCCGGCAGTTTGGCTTGGCCCATCCCCCCCGGCTAGGCGGTTAGCCTATGATGTTCGGCTCCGAAATGCGAAGCACGTTTCGTATTTGCCTGCCGCAGGCTCATTGCAGCTTTCCGGTCGGCGCGTCCCAATCCAACAGTCCACGGCCGATCTCGGCAATAATTTCGGCCTTCCACTTGATCGCTTCTTCCCGGCTGATAGCGACGTGAGCGGCGATCTCGTCCTCGGTCGCACCCTTGTCGGCCAGGAGCATTTCGTCGTGCGAGATCGCTTCCTCGATCTGCCGGTCGAGCGAAGCAGCAGTCCGTGCCATGGCTTCTTCGAAGGATATCATTCCTGCCTCTCTGTCTTCACGGGCACGGCCGGCCGGGCTGCCTTGGCTGAAAGCTGCCATGCGTCGAGCGCCTTCCCAGGCTGCTCGCCTTCGGCTGTATCGCGCAACGCCGTCCACATGCTGCTAGACGCCGTGACCACATCGCCCCGGCGATAGCTGAGGGCCTTTTGATAGACCCCACAATATCGGACGCCATGGCTTTCCATCGCGTCGAGGCGCGCCTGGTGTTCAAGCAGAACGGACTTCAGCGCGTCGAGTAATTGGTAAGCCTCGCCTCGGCTCATCGGCTTCGTGAGCGCGGCGGCCCCGAATTGCTTCGTCATTTCGTCGATCAAAGACATAACGGTCCTCCGATCAACCCGACGCCAACGCCGGCCACTCGATGCCCGAGAGGATTGCCAGCGCGTCGCTGGTGCCGGCGACGACCCCGAACAGGGCGCTGATCTTGATGGCCACCGAGTTGGTTTGCCAGAGCGAGACAACGGGCGTTGCCGTCGGCGCGCTCGCGTTCATGGTCGGCTCGTCGTTCATCTGCAGCGTCGCGAAGCGCGAGATATCTACCCCGAGGCTTTCAATGTCGGCGAGGATGCGGTCACCGTCGAGAAGAATGAGCGTGCCGGCAGCGAGGCCGGCCGAGACGGCCAGGGGCAGACCCAAAAACTCACTTACGCCTTCCGGGCTCGCCGTGCCGCGACCGTCGTTGAGCAAGGCAATCGAATTTCCGACATCGGGCGCGGCGATCCAGCAGAGCCTGCCTTCGCCGGTATTCACTTGATCCAACAGCTGCTTCAGGTCAGCGGCGTGATTGTCGGTCGCAGCAAACGTCGGCGTGCTGCTGGTCACCAGTCGGTCGAAGAAGCCGACATCAAGGGCCTTAGCGACGGCCCGTCGGAGCTGCCGGGACACGAACGCCTGAGAGGCGGCCGACGAGTTCTCGACGACCTCCCTGGACAAGACGATGATTGCGTCGGCCTGCTGCGGCAGCAACGCATCGCCGTTGAGCGACATGCGCCCGACAGGGCGGGCTTCTCCTTCTCCGGTAACGGCACCGATGACGCCCTCGGAGACCGCGCCGACCCTGGAACGCAGCGGCGCACGACTGATTACGCCCTGGTCCAACAACGCCGCAAACGCGCTCCGACCGCCTAAGCCCTGCAAGAAAGCGCTGCTCGCTGCGGCCAAATCGGCCAGCCCACCGGCCCATTGCGGATCAGCAAGCGATCCAGCGGCTGTTGCCGCTTTCAAAATTCGTTGCGCTGGTGCCGGCAAGCGCAGTCGGTCAGCAATGTCGGCGGTCGTCTCGCCGGTCTTCTCGGCGATGACGAGGGCTCGAACGATGCTTTGGATGGTGCCGGCGAATTCGGCGTGCGGGTTCTGCATGATGATCGAACTCCCTTGACGTTTAGTTCAAGGTGCAGATCGAAACGCGCATCACCAACCCCTCGAAACGCTCGAAACGCGCACGCAGCGCAGATGCCATTTCTGCCGATGATAAGATTAGAGATGTAGCGCACACGCTATGTTTGCCAGCGACCTTTACCGCCGCCGTCAATGACGGCCGGATTAATTCGAAAATGGAACGCAGAGACGCGCTAGCGCTTACCGAGATGCCGTCGAATTCGTGGGATCGAGACCATCCAACGACCGCCTTGCAGAACACCGATACCGTAGTCCCGGCACCATCGCCGCAGCTTGTCTTTCGCAATTCCGAAGCGGTGCGCCACGATCGGGAGCTCAACCATATTAGCCTCGGCGAAATCGTCGGCGGCTTCCAATTCCGGCTCCGCCGGTTCCGCATCCATCAAGCCTAGATCGAGCACCTGATCGAGCTTGCCCTCGATCCGGGCCAACATCTGTTTGAGAACGGCGATGTCTTCGGCGGTCATGGTCGATTTGATCAGTTCAACGTCTTCCGCCATGTCTGCGAGGTGTCGTCCGCTTCAATCTGAAACATCAGGGTTGCCGCGCCGTTGGTGACAAGCAACGGGAAACAACCACGTGTGCAGCTAAAGTCGACATCCGGGCAGCCGCTACGTTCGAAGTGATCGAACAGGGTCTCTTTCGGAACGGCATACAGGGAACAACCATTTTCAGAAATCATCGCGGTGGCAACCGCATCTGGTCCGACTTGCTTTGCTTTCGATAAGATGGCGTCAACATCGCTATCCGCCAGCCGGCAAAGGTGATCGATGATTTCGGCTGCCATGTGCTCATGTGATTTATTCATTCTCGTTCCTCCTTCTCGCCCGGATCATCGGCTCCGGCATTGCCGCTCCTACGTTATTGAACCCCGCCCGCGAGGCGGGGGATATTACGTAGTAATAGGGTGCCGCGCACCGCACGGCATTTCGTTAGTAAAAACAGCACGTTAGGGGGGAGTGCCGCGCATGCCGCAGGAGTCCCGCGCCACCCACGAAAAATCAATGATTTAGCTATGTGCGCCATCACCGCCTCCGGTCCGTTTCAACAGCCTTTTTTCGCGGGTCGTCCCCTTCGCAGTTATGACAACCTCGATTGTTCCTTTATCGATCAGGCTCTTCATTGCGTCTTCAAGGGCGCGCTTGGGCAGCCCTTCGCGCGCGTCTTTGAAAAAGAGGTTGGGCGCATAGGTGCCGGGGCTATTCGGGTTGGCCGAAACGTCGATTTGGCGCTTTTCGAAAACCCCCATCAGTTTCAGAAAAACGCGCTCGCTCTTGCTCTGCTGCCCGATATCGGCGTCGGGTCGGGGCGGCAGGTCGGTGCAACGGTACACGCCGCAATCCCATTTCAAATTCACGTGCCGTCCGGTTGGGCTGTAGTTGGATTTCTGCGAGACCAGCACGCGCCGGCCATCATCGATACCGCCGCCGTTGCCTTCATCATCGGCGTCGTCCGGGCGGCGCAAATAGACCGTGGCGCGCCCGGTATTCGTCCATGCCGTCGAGCCGGATGAACCGCTTTTGTTGGCCATGCCGCCTAGCGACGGATGGGTCAAAATCACGATCGCGCTGTCATAGAGCTTGCCGAGATGGCCGAAGATATTCGAGGCGCGGGTCGCGAGGGAGCGGTCAATCTCATCGCAAATAATGGCCTGCGCCCGGTTGTCGATAATCACGAGCGCAGGGCGGATTTGAGCGATCTGCTCTTCAAGCGCGTCGAAGATTGGCGTTTTCACAAGCCGGTGCCGCTGCGGGCTAACGAGCAGCGCTTTATCCAGCCGCGCCGACATGTCGAAAATCCGCAAATCGCGAAGCTCCCGAAGGTCATATGCCTCGGCGGCGGCGGCGGCTTCCAGGCGGCGCTGGCATTCAAATTCGTCGTCTTCGCAGGAAATGAACAGCACCGGGCCGCGAACGCCAACCGGTGCGCCGAGCCAATGGGATTGCACGCAGGATTCGACCGGTCGGGCGACCGCTGCGGCCAGTTGCAGCGCAACCGTGGTTTTGCCGCCGCCGCCGGGGCCGCTGAGGTAGGAAAGCTCGCCAGCGGGGAAAAAATTGAAGCCGTCGACAAATCTCCGGGCTGGAATTTCCCGGCCGGCGAAGGACGAGGCGCGGATGCCTTCGAGATACGCGACTTTACCGGGGGGGCCGCCGTCCATTAGCGCCAGCCTCCGCGCTCGCCGGGATAGGGAATTGCCCGCCGGTATCGGCGATAATCCTCAAAAAGCCGGGTCCACTGTTTTTCGATTTCGGCAACGAGCGGATCGATTGGCGTCTGCGGTTCGAGCGTTGCCAATAGCCGGCGTCGGGATTCCACTTCCCTTGCGAAATCGGCGCGGGACGAGCGGATGTGCGCGAGCAGCCATTTGTGGCGACGGACACGGTCCAGTCGATGTTGTAGTATCCGGCCGCTGGGGTTCAAACTGTAATGAGTTTCATCCATGACGGGGTCACCTCGATGGGGACCGCCGCGATCCTTGCGCGTGAAGCTGAACCGGATTATTTTCAGAGCGTTCCAACAGCCCTTCAATCCTTCCGAGCCGCCGCGCTGAAGACGCGACGGTTCGTTAGGACGACTGCTCGCCTGCTAGATGCCCGCGTAGGGTAGCTTTTGAGCCGACCCAAATCTCGCCGATCTTCCGCGCCGGCACCTGCCGCTTCTCTAACTGGTAATACGTCTGACGTTGAGTGCGTCCGATATACCGGGAGATAGCGGCTACCCCCCAAAGTAAATCGTCCCGGAGGTCTGTGTCGTCGTCCATCGCCTGCACTTTGGTGTCGTCGTCTATCACCTGCGCTTTATCCATTCCCACCGGCTGGCCTCCGATAGAGTTTCACTGTGTCCGTTACTTTCGGCGGTAATCGTAACGTCGGAAAGCGGATTGCAACAAGTGAAAATGACGGTTATCTTGGCATCATTCCGAACTTATAGAAAAATACGTAACAGGAGGTGTCATGATACCGATTAAGCTGCACTGGGAGCGCCGGGTAGACGGGTTCGAAAAGGACCCTGACAGACCGGACGAGTTGCGAGCGCGAAGTCACCGTACCGATCCCCTCATCCACGAGATCGCCGATCTGGAGAACCCCCTGGTCCTGCGTCTTATGAACTGCCGGACTGATGAAGAGTTCATCGAATTCGTTAATCGCTTCGGCTCACCGCTGCACTTCGATGACGCGGTACTCTCCCTGTCACTCATCAGGGGGATGGCGGAAGGACTTAGGACCCAGGCTGTCGATACCATCGGGAAGCACCTCAGCCCTCATGAAAGGGCACATTTCATCAATGAGGCGATAAGCAATGTGTCCCTTCGACCGGCTTACGTTTGCTCCGAGGAGACCGGCCGGGGGCGGCTAATTCTGGAAGCGGATAGCCTCCACACATTCATGATGATGGAACACCTCGCCGCGCATGAAGCCGGAGCCGTAGCAACCTCCTGCGAGCACTGCGACAAGCTTTTCTTGACCGGCCCGCTCACCGGACGGCGATCCCATGCCAAATTCTGTTCTGACCGTTGCCGCGTCGCGGCCATGCGGGCACGGAACGCTGCAAAGGAGGCTGATCATGTCAGTGCGTAA